TGAAGAACACAAATGAAAAAAGCCCCCAGTGAAGGGGGCAAGGTATCAGGCAGCAGGTGCCATGGAGGGCTTAACTTCCTCCTTATCCTTAAGGAAAGGCAGGTAAGAGCCAGTGGTCTGCTTGAGATGACCACCAGTGGCAAGTAAGCCAGTGGCAAGAGTGCCACCAATGACATAGCCAGGGGCTACAGCAGTAGCAATGAATGCAGCGCCACCAAAGGTAGCAACACCAGTGCCAACAGCAGCAATGGTGAGTGCATTCTGGTCAGTCAAAAAGTCAAGTGCTGCACCAGAGGAGGTGTCAACAGACTTGTGAATAGCAGCCATAGAAATATACAGAGTAAGTGAACAAGCCCATAAGGGCACAAGACGACAAAGCCCCCGTTAGGGGGCGAGAGGTCAGATGTCACACGACAGGGGAGTGCCACGCCAAGTCCAGGAGTACCAAGCGTCACCAATGCGTGTGTAGACAAAGTTCTCAGTCAGCCAACGGTCTGCTTCGAACGGTAGAGGATAGTACATATGAATATATAGAGAACAACAAAGGACAAAGCCCCCAATAGGGGGCGTATACAGCTGTTAGGAGACGTCTGCCCATTCAGTGATGACACCTTCAGTGTCAACAGTCTCAGGGACAGTAAATAGATCTACAGTAACAAGATCATCTGACTGATCGATCATACGTTCCAGGTATTCACGGTAGGCTTCGATGAATGCAGACATCTATAAATATACGAGGAACACTAAAGAATAAAGCCCGCGCTAGCGGGCAAGGAGTTTCCTCTTAAGAGCTTTCAAAGCAGCCTTACGGGCTCTCATAGCCTGTGGCTTACGCCTTGGCTTCTGTGCTTTCTTAGAGTGATGTTGATAATTAGGGACATTCATATCGATAAACGAGAAGAGACACAAGATCAATAAAAACCCACGATAGTGGGTAAACATAGATAGTTACAATTAATAAGTGTATTAGTTATAACTATGCCTAGATTTGCCAATCAACGGATTGCTAAGTTAGTTGATTATCTTAAAACGCCACACTCAGAGAGACGTATGGTAAATCAAGATGATCCATATTACTGGGGTCAATCAGGTAGAGCTTGGCGTCAAGAGCAAGATAATTTGCATAGAGAAATACAAACTGGATACCTGAGTCCAAACCACGCTAAAGCAATACTTCAGACTAAATTCGGTCTGTCTAGTAAAGAAGCCGGTATGTATGTAAAGTGGTCTTTAGATCCAGACACAAAATGGAGTAGACACGTTGGATTTGGTGTTCCGCAAGCAGAAACTTCGGAACATATTATGAATGAGATATTGAATTCATCAGGTATTAAGACTAAATTAAACAACCAAGATGATCCTACTGCAACTGATTTAGTTCGTATGGTAGACAACGTAAAGCAGTATATTGATGTTCAAAACAGAAATACACTGCCAAATATTATTACAGGTGAAGAGATGGGGACATTAATGCCAATCCTAAATACACCTGCAGGGTTAGCATCTGAAATTTACGATAAAGCATCACCTAATGACACATTTGGAGTTATTAAACAGGAAATTCAACGTAGGTCACCATACGCTCGTCCAGGAAAAATGTTCGAGAGTAGAGAGGTTGTTGGTCAAAAGTTTGGACGTCCAAGGATGAGAAACGGGGTAGATCAGCGTAAGCCATTTAAAGAATCACACGTTAAAGATGTAATCATTGGAGGATATAATGATCCACGTGAATTCGAGGCATACTCATTAAGAAAAGGTCACGGGCCATACGATCCCATGATTCCTTCACGAGTGATAGCTCAAGATCAAGAGAAACTTAGAAATAATCTAATGGGAATGACTAAAGCTGAGTATGAGAAATTAGGAGGAGCAGTCTTAAATGATGACTATAGGAAATCGATGGATTTGTATCTCCCCGTCAATATGATCGAGGAGATGTCAAAACCAGATACAGAATATATCGCCAAGGAGGTATTAGAAGCTTTGGATTGGGCTAAACGGAATAGTTAGCCTGAATATAATCCCAAAGAAACTGCTGCTTTTCAGTCAAGGCATCGCCATTGTCTAGCGACACACAGATGTCACCAAGGCAGTAGTTGACAAAATCTAATACACCATACTCTTTGTCAGGCCGACGATCGGCTTGGCGAGTAAGAAACTCCTTATAAAGAGTGTCGAAATCGTAAGTCATAGTAAGAAATAAACAATAACACCACACGAAAAACTCCCCGGTAGGGGGGAGTCTTAGGTTATCAGGCAACAGCCTGCTTCTTAAGGGTAGCCAGGCTACGGTTACGAGTGAGGGGAGTGAAACCCTTAGCGAGGAGGAAATCCTCGAAGTGAGTCATCTCATAGCCGCTACGGAAGACGTGTTGCTTACCGAAGCCATTCTTGGCAACGAAGCAGTCGTCGCTAAAGCGGATAAGACGCCAAGAGGCATTACCGCGAGTCAACACAACAGACTTCAAACCAGACATAATCATAATTGATAACAACACAAAAGAAAAACACCCGCGTTAGCGGGTGAAGGGGTATACAATTAAGGGATACGGGGGTAGACAGCCTTCCACAAACGAGAGGAAGCCTTACAAGTCTTATCGGTAATATAGTAAAAACCGCAGCCTATGCCATACACACAGCCGACAAAAGGAAATAGAATCCATCCACCAAGAAGGAGGATAGGAGAGGAAGCAAATAGAATTAGCAAGAGGGTTCCAGCCAATTCCTTCTTGCTTGTCTTAGGCTGAATAGAAGTAGTCATAAAGTTAATTGATAACACTAAAGAAATAAACCCACGATAGTGGGTGAAAGTAGGTCGCTTACCGGGAAGGAGAAGTAGGTCGCTTCTAGGTCGCTTAATGGTAGGGGGGGGGTAGTAGGTCGCTTACCGGGAAGGAGAAGTAGGTCGCTTACCAAGACATAAAAAAAAACCCCTGGGGAGGGGTTATGAGTCACTGATGCCAGCGTCGATGATAGTTATCCATAGTAACGAGATTAACGGCTAGAGACATACCTGCAGTTGGTAGAATTAAAGACGCTGCTATCATCTGATATAACACTAGCTTGCATAAATCATACTTCTGAGAGTCAGACATATTAAAGTTATAAACTACATCAATGGATAAAACCCGCGATAGCGGGTGATACGTCGCTTGCGAGTCAGTTAGTATGTCGCTTGTAGGTCGCTTAAAGGAAAGAAGAAGAGTAGGTCGCTTAGCAAGACACAGTAGTTTAAAACCCCCGTTAGGGGGTGGTAGTCAGTAGTTAATTAAATCAGTCGATGTCACACCAAGTAATGGATTCGGGATACCAACGACGTTGATAGTTGTCGTAAGACATACAGTTAATAGCGAGTGACATACCAGCAGTAGGGAATGCTAACGCTAAGCCAGCAATTTGCTTTCCAACTAACATAAGAGTGTCTGCTTGTTGCGGAGTCATAGATTCAATGTAATTTGACATAAAAGAAATAAACCCGCGTTAGCGGGTGAAGTAATTATCGGAAGTCGCAGTAACGATAGGGTGAGTCATAGTCAGTCACACGGATTATGTCAGAGTAGTTACGTAACTCATTAACCATTGATGCATACTCATTAGCATCATAAGTGTCATAGCCGTGGTTGTAATCACACTCACCTTCACGGATAATGTCGTAATCATTCATAGTAAAATTACAAATTACACAGTAATCGACACCACTCGATAGAGTGGGGGTAGGGGTGGTAGGAGCTGATACCCTCAGCGAGACACAGGGTTACTTAAGATACGCATAAGTCACGACAGGGGTGTGTAACTTCTGACGATAGGGGGAGGTAACCTGTGGTTACTGAAGTGAGCCCGAGTACGAAACACACGATACGAATTCGTATCACCACAAAAGATTAATACGAAAGATAATTATGTAGTGAAGAATTCGAGTGTGTTAACTCGGGTGAACAAAGAAACAAATGTGAAACTTGAGTGAAACGAAAGTTGAACAACGATTGTTATACACTTCAGCCGAACACAAAGGCTCACAAACAAACGCTTCACTTCAATTAACATCTGACTTCACAGTAGTTATTTTTTTTGTTTGAGCCCCAGTTCGGGTACAGAGGGTATTAAACGTGTCTAAAATTTTGTACCATTTTTTACCCTCTATAGGGGGTTTTTAGTACCCCAAAAGTCGCCACTTTGGGCAATAAGCAGGGCTCCAGTATGTAGTGTGATTATCTTATTGAGAATCAATAGCAATAGAGGCTGTGATACCCTAGTAAAAGCACCTACTCTCCCTGCTTGTATACGTTGGTTTTAGAGTCGAACGCAAAACTACGCTAACTACGGTAGTTTTCTATATACCCCTTTTTTAATTCACCCCTAGCCCCTACTAGTGAATTTTTTTAGAAAGGGTTAGATAAGAAGGTAGTTAGTGTAGCATCGTAGTTTTTGTAGAATAAATAGAACATCAACATTTAAAAAATAATGGGCAAGTTTACTCCGGGTTATATCACTGTCCCAGGTAAAGGTAGAAGGTATCGTGATGCTGATGGTAATTATTTCGGCATTGAGCCTGGATTTGGCATGCAGACTATGTTGGAATTTTTCGATCCAACTGTTAAAGGTCAACCAAGCTACGGTGCCTATCAAAACTCAACACCGAGCACATCGCGTCGTTATAATGATTCTGAAAGTAAAATTAAAGCGATTCAATCAAACGGTTCAGCACTGATCAACCGTTCTGGTGTCACTCCTGTAGATGGAAGTTTTCGTAAAGCTGTAGAGCAAGGTACTGACGGTAATCGCCCTTCAAGTGCTGGTAACGCTGGTTCCGGCAACGCTGGTTCCAGTAACGGTGGTTCCGGTAACGGTGGTTCCGGTAACGGTAAGGGGTCTGCACCAGCACCTTCAAGCAACGGTGGCAACACTGGACGTAACGACACTCGTGTAAATAACGGTGGAGTAGTTCAATCTGGCACCAACATGGGTCCAAAGCTTCCCACGTTAGATGAACTGAGTGCTTATGCAGGTGCACCAGTTGCTAACTTTGCTGGCCCATCGTTCCCCACACAGCCAGCAACCAACCGCATCACTGCTTCTTACCCCAACACCACAGGTGATGGTATGGAAACAGTGGACCTTGGCGGGGGCAATATCTACAAAGCTGACCGCAATGGTCGCATCATCGGTGCAGCAAACGGAAATGAGGGCGATAAGTTCGAAGGTTCCCAGCTGCCTACTACAAAAGGCAACCCATTTAGCGGAAATCCTGCCGATAGTCCGCAGTTTAGGTCCGATTTACCCGGAATTATTGGTCAATCCTACGACAGTTACCACACTAATAACGGATTAAACGCCGCATCCAACGTTTCAGGTAAAGGAACCCCCGCATTTAGCGGCAAAGAAGAGCAAATTAAGGGCGCATCTAGCCGTCCTAGCGGCTCATTAGCTGATTCTCTTAGCGATGGAAGCGATTTACGGTTCAATTCCGCCAATTACAAGCCATCTGAAGGCTTCAAGGTGTCTGATGGTGCATCATCCTCGGAAGAAATGCGTCGTCGGCGTGCATTCTTAGATGCACCGGACAGTATGAGCGGAATCAAGCGCGTTGAAGCTGGTCTTGGCTACCAAGTTCTTAATGGTAAAGCATATATGAACATCAATGGTGAGATCAAAGAGGGTGATGTAAGCGAAGTCCGTAAAATCAAGAATGCTGCACCAGGTCAAGCGCAAGGATTGAAGGATGCTTACGTTGAATCCATTATAGGCAAGACTAAAGAGAACAATACTTCCGAGAATCCTCCGTTAACTCCAGCAGCTGCCCAAAATCCCAGTGTTCAAAACAATGAACTCTCGCCATTTATACAATCACTGCCTGGCAACAAGAAATCAAACCTTCCAAACCAGGTAATGGGCATCGGAAGTATCTGATATCAGTTAATCACAAATTATCTACAATATATAGAGGTTTGTGATTAACAACAGTGGATTTATCGGATATCAATGTAGGCGCCGAGTTAGCTGCTGCTGGTCGTACTCTGGGAATGACACCAGATGAGACATATGACTTTGTAGTCAAGAAGATTCAGCAGCAGAATGCCCGTAATGCACGTCAAGGTCAACCTCCTATTGATGAGCGTGCTGGATTCAGGCAGTTCCTCGACACAATGGCACGAGTTCGTGGAATTGACGAAGTATATCCGGCTGATATTGACACATTAAACACAGTTGCCAATTCTGACCTCATTGATAACCGTGGAAATGAGATACAGAACTTCGGTGGCATCGATATTAATAACAAAAACCAAGCAAGAGGTGGAATAGAAGGTCGACGTGAACAAGAACGAGCTGAAGGTAAGAAAAATCCAAGCATCATTACTCGAACCTACTTCGATAGAGCAGGTAACAAGCAAACTGAGACTATGGAAATCCCTGATGGCATGCCAATGCCAGAAAGGTTCCGTGAAGCCGCAATGGCACGCGATTTTGGGCTCTATCGTGACGATGTCATGGCACCAGCCCAGCAAGTACTGCGTGGTGAGCTAGCAAGACTGCAACAAGGAGTAAATCAATACGGAGCCGATGCTTTTCCGGGTATTGCTAATGTAATTGGTCGCATTGAAGACGATTTAGCAGTTAATCGTGGAGCAGAGGCTTCTTTAGCTGCTGAATTAAACCGCAGAGACCAACAAAACGTTAATTTAGACGTTGTTGAAGCAAATGATTGGAAAGCAGATGCTGAAGCACAGAGAATTGCACGTGAACGCTTTGGTCTTTATGGTGGAGGCGCACAAGCTGATGAAAATCTTGGACGTATTGGCAATGTTGACAAAATTGGCCCTGCAAAGATTGGATATGACTTTGCAGTTAACTTTCCAGTACCTGGAAGGCAAGTTGAGCCTACCTCCCTGCCTATTGGCTTAGGTTCTGACCTTAATGCACCCGTAACAGACAATCGGTTGGCTGGTCCTCTCCAAAAACAAGAGCAATGGTTAGTTGACCACGCTCCTGGCTACAGAGAGGGTAAAGTTTTCGGTGATTACCCACAAGTTGCTATTGATGCGCAATTAGAAGGGGTTAGTGAAGCATTAGCCAAGCTTAAGATTGGTGGACAGGGTTTAGAGCCTTCAGAAGCGCGAGTTCGTAATTTAAACGACCTTCAAAACGCTGTAGACAAAGTTATTGGCCTTGGTGGCGGTAAATTCTTCGATATGGTCGACGGAAAGAACGTTATTAACGAAAATCCCGGAATTACGCAAGTATTGAACAAAGCTCGTTTCAACGAGAACCAACAAAACGAATTAGCCCGTGCTTTGTTTGCAATTGAAGCAGCAAACCGTAATCCAGCCAATCAAACAGCTAAACAAGGTTTTGCCGCCGGTGAAAACGTCAGAAGGCCCAACGCAGTAGGAGGTGCACAGCATCAACTGCTTGGTGGAGGTCAAGTCGGCGTTGGACGCATTGGTCGAGAGAAAATCAACGGTCGTGAAGTAAGAGCAGCACTGCAAGAGCTTGATGGACGTCAAGCAGGCCCACGGTTAAATCCACAAGAGCTTCGTGATGCTCGTATGCCTTATCAAGCCGCAGCAGCTGGAGAAAAGCCAGCTCGTGCCGCATTCATTAAAGGTGACGTACGAGATATGCCTAGAGCAGAGCGTGCTCGTCGATATGGAGCCAAAAACGCTGCAATCGCTAATCGAGTAGAAGACCGCTACCTTGCAGCAGAAAGAGCAAGGCGTGAAGGAGCTCCACCGGCAAATGACCGTGGCCGCATTACTCCACGTGAGCAATCTATTGGAAGAATTGTAGAAGGGCTGCAGTATGAGAGTGAGTTCCCACAATCAGCTACTTCAGCAGTTGTAAATCCACGTGAGTCTGTAAGAGCAATTGATCGAGCAGATGTTTGGAATAATGCTTCTGTACCACCTGCTCAAGCTAAACGAGAATTTACAGAGCCACGAATTTCTTATAACATCCCTGGTCAAAGATTTGGACAACAAGGTCCTCGTCCTGACTATGTAAAAGCTGGCAAAAAATTAAAGGGACCAGATACATCACCCAGTAACCGAACAATTAGTCGTGAAGCTGACTATAGACAGGCTGTACAAAACTATTCCAAGGTTCGTAGATTTGGTCGAAATTCAGCCATTGCTGGTGGAGCAGTTGCAGGTCTTGCAGGACTTGATGCTCTAATCGGTGGTGAGCGTGACAAGCGTCAACAAGAGGAGCAATTCTGATGAAATACTCTACAGAAGATTTACGGCAAGGAATGACACTAAGGCAACAAGCCTTAGAAACACCTAGTACTTTTGGAACTATCCACGGTGCTTCAGATACAACAGCTGGAGACAAACCACCTAAGAGCAGAATGGCTGGTCAAATGGGTGCTCGTATTATGGACCTAATGACAAATCCAGTCGAAGTACAACGTACACAGAATTGGATGAGCCAGTTTGGAATGTCCAATGAAGGTATGCAATTCAATCAAGCTAAAATGATGATGGCAGGTAATCAGCCTGCACAGCCGCAAGAGGAACAAAAGTAATGGCTTTACCAGCAATTATTGCAGGAGCAATCCCACTGCTTACTAAAGCAGGTGTGGCATTAAAAGGTTTAGCCGGAGCTGGTGCTGTAAAGCAATTAGTTATCCCAGGTTTAATGGCTGGCACTAAAGGTGCTGCTGCTAAAGGAATTTTAGGAAACCTTGGAACTCGAATGGCAGGCAGTAAGTTTTTAGCTAATGCTGCAACAATGATGCCTAAAACTAAAACTGAGTTGGCAATGCGTGTTGCACCTGACGCAATCTTTGGTGTAATGGCTGGTGCTATGACACCAGGAGATTTAGGAGATAAACTCATTGCAGGCACTACAGCAACTGCAGGTGGTGCGCTTGGAGGCCTTGCTGGTCGCGGTGCTATTGGAGGCATTAATCCTAAGTTAATGAATAATCCAATCATGGATATCTCTACTGAAATGATTGGTGGTATGACTGGAGACATTGCAGCTCAGGGTGTTGCCGATGGAATTCTGCGTGCTAAAGGCGGTGGCATGACGCCATACGAAAAAATGGCAGCAGAGCAGCAGCAGCAATTGGAGCAAGATATTCTTCGTAGGTATCTCAGCGGTAAAGGAGGATATCCTTCTCAAGACAATTTTCTAGCTGCTAATGGTTTAGGCTGATGAGACAACAAGATTTAGACGATGCACAGATAGCATCTATACAAGAAAAGCTTTACAATAGCGACATTGACGAAAAAGATGAGTATGGATACTACAAAGATGCAGGTCGTCAAATATATGAATGGGATAAAAAACCTGTTGATATAGCCTTCAGTCCTGAATTACAACGTCAATTGTTGGGAGATGAATTTGATACATTAAAACCTTCCAGAGGATTTATTGATGCATTTAAAAAAGAGTATGGATTAGGACGAGAGCATTTTGCTGAAGCTAGACGAAGAGCACGATGGGCTCAAGGAAAATCTGAGAATGCTCCAAGATGGGACGAGATGACGGAAAGTTATCCGTTAAATATTCGATTACAAGAACTAAGAGGAAAAGCCCCGAAAACACTTAATGACACTTTAAACCACATGGGAATGGGTTTAGAACCTGCTGGTAATGGTAGGAGAGCAGGTCAGTTATTAGCCACACTAGCAAATGATCTTACTCAAGACACATCAAGGGGTTTTTATTGGCTTTTAAATGCTCTACAGGCTACAGGTGCGGTAATCACAGAAACTACATTAGGAAATTCAAATCCGGATTTATTTAAATTAAAACCAGTAACTTATAAAGATCCAGAAACTGGTATTGATACAGTACTCAATATTCAGAATGACGAAGACAGAGTACTCGCAATCAAATTAGGATTTCTAGACACTCACAAAAATACTCGAAGAGGAATCAGAATTAAACCATCTGTAGAAGAGGGAGGGATACCAACAAATGCAGGTAATTCAAAAAACAAGTATCTTATGAGGCCTAGGTTTAATCCTGGCGATTTGAATTCATTACTTATTCCTACCGGTGCAGCAATTAATACTGGCTTAGGATTAATGTCTCCGTTTGGAGGAATTGAGGGATACGAAGCTGCAGTACCTGATCCAAATGATAAAACAAAGACGTCAAACGCAATTGCAGAAGTAGCTGCTAAGTACTTCTTAGGAAGAACAGGTAATCTACTTCCATACGATGAGTTTGTAAAAGTAAGGCCAGATGTAAGCCCTGCTGAATACCGTGCCTATAAAGCTTTTAAATATGACAAAGAGCTTGATCTCAATCCGTTTGATGGGGATTTTACATTACCTACAGGTGTAGTAAAAGGTACAACGGAAGGGATTCACGGTCCTGAAATTCAATTCTTAGGAAGAGGCTTACCTTTAACAACTGGTATTATCCCTTTTGGAAGCGCACTTGTTGGTACAAAAATGGGTGTTAAACGTAATCGTCCAATTCGAGGTGGACTTATTGGAGGTATGGCAGGCCTTGCAGTTGGTCAAGGCGCAGGTAATTTGATTGAAGGTGAACGCCGTCGCCGTAATAAAGCAGAAAACGAAAGCTACGGTGAACTTTGATAAAATATCAAAAGACTAAGGGTTTTACAAATGCGTTTTGCAGGTAGTGCGGTAGATTTTACACCTCAATCTTTATCAGCCGCTGGGTCAAGCAGTAACTACTCTAGCGCTGCAGGTAACGTTGATTTAAACGAAGGGTTTGGAGCAATGCGCTCTAAAGCTCCAAGGTACGACCAGATTGCTGGTACAGCTATGCAGACTGAATCTGCAGAAAAACAAGCAGCAATGAAAGCTGAAGCAGACGTAATGTCCAATAGTATCGCTGCATTTGGCCAAACCAAAGGAGCAGCACTGCAAGCTGAAGCAGCTATGTATGCAGCTGACAAACAAGCTGAAGCTGCAAAGAGCTCTGGAATGATGGGAGCAATTGGCTCTATCGGCTCTGCTTTGATTGGTTTAAGTGATAAGACCACAAAAGACGAAATCACTCCAATTGAGACTGCACTAGAGAAGCTGCGTGAACTCAAGCCTGTCACTTTCTACTACAAGCCAGAGTATGGTGACCCAACACGTATGCATCACGGGTTTGTAGCACAGGAGTTTCAGAAAGTACTTCCTGCTGCCACTTACCAAGATGACAAGACTGGCAAGCTTTGCATCGACCCGATGGACGTCATCGGACTGCTTGTACGTGGTAATCAAGAACTTCAAGCACGTGTTAGCCGCCTTGAAGCAAAAGCAGCTTTAGCAGCTGTATAAAATAGTAAAAGGATTAGAGAGTTTAACCGTGAATCTTGATTTACTTGGAAATTGGCGTGGTGGTGCAGTAAATGATGCTGCACAAGAAGCAATCCGTAACCACGGTACTCAGGCTCTTAATCATATTAATATTGGTCCACTTGAAACATTATGGGGAGCTAATCCTGATTTAGTTAAAAGTAGGATTAAGTCTCTTCAGCAACAAGCTATTAATGATAATCCTCAGTTACAAGCATTAGGTATTCAGGCAGGTTTACCGATCTTTGAACAAAGCGGAGGTATGGCCAATTATGGCGAAACTGCCGCTGGATTCCAAACTCGTGCAAAACAAGCTATTGATACAAAAACTGAAAACGACAGACAGCGGTTGAGGAAAGAAGGTATTGAAGCTGAAGGTCGGCAGCAAGGCTACCGAATGGAAGAAGTCAATGCAGGCATCAGAGCTCAAGGAGATCGGCTTGCAGCTCAACTTGAGTCTCAAAGTAATCAATTTAATCACACGAGTCGAGAGAACCACGCTAACCGTCAGTTTGAAAGGTCTGAGAACAGCTTAAATCGTACTCATGAACGTGAACTTAGCTCTAGCAAAGATGACTTGCAAATGCAGCTTGCATTAATGCAGAGTGACTTAGCTGAAAAGCGTATGGCTTACGACAGAGAAACTCAGCGTATGGATCGACGTGACCGCATAATTGCCCAGCTGATGCAAGGTATTGGTCAACTGGGTGGTGCGTTTAGTCTCTAATCAACCGCCTTGGTAAATTCTCCAAGCTTCATCAAGGCTCAAACCACCTTGACCGTAATAAGAAGTACCTGTAGCTAAGGTAGGCATACTTGCCCATTCAGGTGCAATTTTATCAAGAGCTTGCCCAAGTTCGGCTTTTGTGTTGTACACAGCATCAGGATTAATACCACGTTTCTGTGCTAAGTAACGTCCAGCTTTTTCTTGACTTTGAGGACTAAAGTCTGTAAGACCTAAAGCATTTTTAGCTCCATCCCACGTAGTAGACAAGAATTGATATGCACCTGCTGCATCTGAAGCCAGTCGTCCACTTCTATTAATTTGTCGTGGGTGACGAGACGTATCGCTAAACCGAGCACCAGTAAACATTGTGGTGTACCCAGCGTCACCAACTGTACCTTCTCCTGTCTTAATCACACGAGCAAGACGACCCCAGCCAGTTTGACCATCAACTTGGGAAGCAGTATTTGAACCACTTCCCGAATTTACTTTCCCAGCAGACTGGTTACCTCCGTTGCTCCCGCTGGAATTATAAGGAGTGTACCTAGTGCCATCCCCAAGCTCAGCACGTTCTTGATCCTGCCTGTCTTTAATGCCCTGGTGCTGTGTACGCCAAGATTCGTAAATTTCGCGAGAGGTGTCCTTAGGACGTTCACGGCCTTTTGTGTTATCTCTGGAAGCCAGGAAACCTGCGGCGGCAATTCTTCCAAGACCGGCAATCGCTCCAGCCTTCCTAAGTTTAACTTTTTGATCAACTGCATTCTTAACTAGTTTTCCTTTATAACTTTGTCGCGTTACATCAGCGTAAGCATTTACAGCAGAATTCGTAACCTTCGCAGATGCTTGCATAGATGCAATATTTTGCTCAGCTTGAGTAACCATCGCAGTCTCGGCTAACTTTTGATAGTTAGGACCTGACTCACGAGCAATCTTGAAAGACTTGTTTAAAGAATCTGCAGCTTGCTTACCAGCAGCGGCATAGTCACCTGTATTGCTTGATTGTAATGAAGCAAAGCGCATATGCCTAAAACGTAATCACCTTACTATTGTAAGACAAAGAAATAGATAGAATAGAACCATATTAGATACAAACAGCAGCAAATGAGTATCGATAAAGGTATGTTCAACTTCCAGGGCGTGATGGATACGTTCTATGGATATCAGCCAAAGGATGGCGACTCTGAAGGTAGAGCTATGAAGAATAGCTTTATGAGCAATATGATTCAGTCAGGTTTTGATGCAAGCCTGGCTAAAGATATGGCTTATACCCAGTCAGGACTGTCCAAAGGTCAGATGACTCATGCTGCTGACCTTGAGCTGCGTAATAAGACTGCTTTGATGAATGATGAATTCAACAAAGGAATGATGTCAATGGGCGGTCAGTTTGAATTCCAGAACCGCTTTGCAGAAGACCAGAACGTACGGGACATCACCAAGGACACAACAAACACCGCTACTCAATATGAGTTCGGTAACCAGATGGCAGAGAACCAAAACGTTCGTGACATCACCAAAAACTCTTATGACAAGGCTGCACAGTTTGACTTTGCCGATAAGTTAGCGGATAACCAGAATATCCGTGATATGGCCAAGATGGGATTCCAAGGAGATGACTATCGTAAAACCGTTGCTGCTCAAGGTTCTCAAAATCGCCTAGATATGGTCACTAAAGGTGAGCAAGAGCGATATGGAATGATGCAACAAGGCGAAGAGACTCGCTTAAACACAATGCAAGCAGGTGATGAAACCCGTAGGACAGATACTAACAGAGCTGAAGAGGGTCGTATAACAGAGCGTGAACGTGAAAACCGTCAATCCGCACGTAGCCGGACAATGGCAAGGAGCTTCTAATGCCTACCAAAGAAGCTACTCAAGGTAAGGTCTACCTCAACTACGTAGACCAATGGTTGGACACTCTACCAGCTGCTGAGAGTGAAGACTTCAGAGAATTTGCTGAGGTCACTCCTTCTATTATTGAGATTTGGGTATATGCCGGTATCCTTCAATACCCAGGCTCATTCAACGATTTAGCTCGTTGGGTCAAAATGAAGTATAAGAAGCTGAACCGACGTGAAATACTTAATAGTGAAATTGCTGCTCTGCACGCCGATATTCAGGAGCTTAGAATGGCAATTACCTCAGGTGAGGTCAAAGCGGACAATGGTTGTCAACGTCTTGCGGCATTGGAAAAAGAACTGCGTAGTCATATTGAAACGTCTGACAAAATGAACCGCACGACTGATAAACGTGGATTAGTCCTTGCTGGTGCTGATCGTGTGATGCGTGAACTCACTGCCATCTTCAAAGATGACCCACAGTTTGCAGAACCAATCGACAATGCAATCAATGCAGTGTGGGCAAAGATTTACAGCGAGTTGAGTAACGCATAATGTACGGAGCACCTGTCACAGCATCTTTAGAAATTCCTCAGGAACTCCCTAGTTATTTCTCTCAGGTACCAGCCCCTATGCCTGTGATGCAAGATGCAACAGTAGGAACACTAAGGCTGGAAGGAACGCTGCTTAGAAACCTGCCACCTATGCCATCAGGTGTACTCAACGATTTGTCATTTACAAACAGTCGGCAAATTGAAGCAGCACAACTGATGAATGATCTAAGAGCAGTACATCAAATCACTAGGATGCAAGAAAGAAGAAGTAAAGCAATAGCAAAAGCACGTAATCGTCAAGCACAGAGAGCATCAGAACGTCGTTAGACTGAGACAAAAGGTCTAACTTATGGCAATACCTAGTGCATCATTAGCTTATAGAAGGTCAGCATTAATGACCGCAACGAAGGTAACGACCAAACCACCTTCAGAAGAAGTACTACGTGCACGAGATGACTTCAAAGACTTCTGTGTCTTTATGGGTAAAGCACCTGCAAAGCATATGTTGGAGTGGCACGCTCAGCTGTGTACAGGAGAAGACAGCGAATGTTTAATGGGAATTGGTGGACCTAACACAGCTATCCTTGCACCACGTGGTTCTGCAAAAAGCACAGTCCTAGGCTTATTTGCTGCTTGGATGATTGGCAGACATGCAGCTGCAAAGAAGATGCTGCGTATCTTGTACATCGCATATATGGTTGACATTAGCCGTGCAAAGTCAGCAACAATCAAAGGCATCTTAACCAGCAGTAAATACCGTGAAGTCTTTCCAATGGTAAGACTATCAAAAATTAAACGGAGTGATGAATATTGGAGTATTGATTATGACTTTGCGGGAATCGATACAGCGGGTGAGGAAGCATTTACTATTGCCTGTGGTGGTCTTAAAGGAGCCATCACCTCTAAACGATCACAGCTGGTTCTTATCGATGACCCTATCAAATCAGCTGCGTCAATCAATAATCCGGATATTCGCCGTGAGATGGAACAGACGTGGAGTAACGTTATTGCGCCCACTATGTTCCAAGGTGCACGAGCCATTTGTCTGGGTACCCGTTTTCACTTTGACGATATCCACGCCACACTATTTGTTCCCAAAAACAACTGGAAACAAATTATCCAGAAAGCAGTCATAACAGACCCTGACGGTAAACAACGTTCATATTGGCCAGAGTTCTGGTCAATGAAATATCTCAATGAACGTAAGAATGAAGACCGTGTTGCTTTTGCTTATCAGTATCTCAATACAGCTGTTCGCAGTGAAGATGCAGGAATCTCTCCAGAGCTTATCTGTAAAGGTATTGTGCCAGAAGACTACGACTGCTTAGGTGTAGGAATTGACCTTAGTGCCGGTATAGGTGAGAAGAATGACTGGACAGTTATGACACTCGGTGGCATCAAAGATGGCAAAATCTATTTGATTGACCAACGACGTGCACGGACAATGGGCAATCTTGAGAAGATGGACACCCTCTGTGAAATGTTGGCAGATTGGAACATCCTTGTAGAAAACGATGATGGTCAATACTTCCCAACAATGTCACCATGTGTGATATGGCCAGAAGCTGTTGCCTATCAAACATCATTTGAAGGTGATTTTAAACGTGTAATGTTTGAACAACGAGCGCTCTACAACTTACACTGCTCACCAGTTAAAGGCTTCAAGGGTGACAAACTTGCAAGGCTTAGAGGTGTGATGGGTCTATATGAACACAAGAGAGTTATCTGGAATAAATGGAGAGTATGGAATGTCTTAGAAGAAGAGCTATTGAACTTCGGACATACGCAACATGATGATGCAGTTGATTCTATGGTGCTTACTATGGGAGGCTTATTGAGAAGAGGAAATCTACAATTAGACTACAATGAGAATAGTTTCGCATTATAGAAATAGCGATGAGTCAGCAGCGGATGGCAGGAAGCCAAGAATTTCAGCAAGGTGTGAAAAAAGCTTCTCAGCCTATGGGTGGACGTGAGCATATTAATTCAAGTCCCAAGCTGTTTGGCAGTACAGGCTTAAAAGGCGGCGATGCATGGAATACTCAAATGCAACGAGAGAGTCAGGCACAAGATAGCTCTGCAGCAACTGGTTCCTACGGTGCAGCGAACCTTGCTAATTACATTAATGTAAGTAAGACCGCTACTCAAGGTAATCAAGATTTTTCAATTAATACTGGCAATAAATATGTGAACAACGCACGTTCGCAAAGTAAGACTAACAAGAAAGATAACGAAGGCTTTGCAATGAACACGACAAAACAGTTCGTGAATTATGCAGACCAGATGCGTGATTCTAATAGTGCAAAAGCTAAGCAGTTTGCACAATCAACAACGCAAAGCTATATGGATATGAATAAGGCCAACCAGAGTACAAACGTTGCTGCCCTTGATAAACATATCCGTAGTCAACCTATTGTCGATAATGCATACGGCAAGATGCAAGGTCTAAACACTTACGGTGATATGTACCGGTATGGACGTGAAGAGCTGCCTGCATTTAAGAAGCCTGAACCACAGAAGGGAGTTGAGAAGCCCAATTTCCAAGATATGTATGACAAGTCTCGTGATGACATCAACAATATTAATATCTAAAAGTCGATTACACTAATTAAAGGTAAGAAGGCTAGGAATGACAAACTCTATACAATCAGAATTTAAACAAATCCTCACTGCAGCAAAAGAACGAAGAGGGGATTTATCTGTTGACAGCATGATTGTGTCTTCGCATTTAGCGCAGATGCGTATGTTTATGCTGCGTCGTGGTATTGAGTTTTATGCAGAACAAGATAGCTTTGGTAAACGTCGTCAGTTTATTGCTGATGTCTGTGAGCATAATATGCTCGACATGAAGCTTGATAGCATTATTGATTACTTCTTATGTGATGGTCAAGGTCTTTTCTACTTCAGACCGTCAGGTGAAGACTACCAGCTGTTATTCTTCCCAAAAGATAGCTACCGTGCTTATCGCAATCAAAAGAATGAAATTGACAGCATCGTACTTGTCTACAGTTTTGCTGTAAAACAAAATAAAGGTTTAGATGCCTACGCTGAGACTAACGAGCGTGGCGGTAAAAAGAAATACATCCGATTGAAGGTCTATAAAGACCGTATTGAACAAACAATCTCCAACGAGAAGATTGAGTTTGACGACACTCCAGGAGTAATGCCAGGACATATGCCTGGTATGACAGAAACACTTACTAACAGCTTAGGTTTTATTCCAGCTGTCGAAGTGTTTAATCATATGGATTGCACAGGTGAAGCTACTGGTAATGGTGAGTTTGACTGGTTAGCACACCAGATTTTGTATCACGATGAGCTGACCCGCAACATCCGTAAAAACCTCAAGTTCTTTGGTAACCCCACTCTGGTATCAAGCCGTCCTCGTCACGACCTGATTGAAAGCGGTGATGAGAACACCTTCCGCCCAACCATCAGTTCACAAGCTGGATTTGCACCAATGACTGGTGGGTCTATGCATAGTACCCGCGTCAGTCAACCATTTGGTAAGAGTTCAATTGACGGACAGATTAAAGTTCCGCGTGTGATTGCAAACCTTGAGCCTACAGACCGTGTGTCTTATATGACACCTGACAGTGTCTCTGGTGACCAGAACTTATACGTCAAAAACTATAGATCCGAAATTCGTTTAGCACTCGGCGGTGTTGATGACCTTGACATTAACCTTGCCAGCACTGCTTATGAAATCAAAACACTTTACGGTCGTGTAGCTGCAACAGCAGAGAAAAAAGCCAAAGCACTGTTTAACTACGGTCTATGTCGTCTTTTCTCAATGATGATTATGCATGAAGAAGAGCTGTTCCGTAAATCGTTTGCAGTAGCTATTGGATTGCAAGAACCAGTTATGCCTCTACCTGAGGAATATGCAAATGACCCTGAAGCATTTCAGAAAGAATATGAGAAATATCAGAAGAAACATCAGAAGTTTATTAAAGAAAGAGAAGATAGTATCCGTGCTACACTTGAGTCAGGCAATATGCCTATTGGAGTTGTTGGATTGATTCCTGACGGTAGCTCAAAAGTTAGCTGGCGTTGGATGGGTCAAGTCTTCGAAGACAGTCCCGACGACGTGCTACAACACAGCATCGTTGTTCGTAACCTTCAAGAATTAGGTGTTGATTCAATTGAAGCACTTAAGTACTTGTTCCCAGACAAAACGGAAGAAGAGAGGGCAGCAATGCTTTCTGGCTATCCGTTCAGAATGGTTCAACAAACACAACAGTCTTTAAACCAGTTCATTGGATTACTCGGCAACCTCTATCAGTTGCCACATCCACAGACGCCAGATATGCCATTAGCGTCTGATCCGAATCTTGATATCACAGGATTCTTATATAGATCACTCGAATTTTTACGTAAGGAGTTAAGTTACAGTGGAAGTTACAAGCCAGACAGCGACGGCCCCAGTGTCAGCGCCCTCAGCGATGCCGACGAGCGTCGCGCAGCCCTCGGCCTCCCCGTCCGCGATGAGCCAACCGTCGACCTCCCAGGCTTATCAGGCGGCCCCGGTAGCACAACCCCAGGTACCAACTTACCAACCGGCAGCGGCCCAGCAGGCTTCGGCACCTCAGGGGAATCCGTGGCAGGAAGCGTTCCAGGCGCTCTCCGCAAGTTTGAATACAAGCAGCCCCTCCCCAGCCCAGGTTCAACAATCGGCGTACCAGACACCAACGCCACAGGCGCTTCAACAAGCAAGCTGGGCTTCAGCCCCTCAGCAGCAATGGGCTCCTACGGCGCAGCCGACTTACAGTCCCCAAGCTTCAACCCAAGCCTACTCAACCGCCCAGGCTCCAATGCAAGGGCAGGCTCAAGAAGCAGTCAGCGACGCGTATCTAAGTCAAATCAGCGATCAAAGTCTTGAGGTTCTTGAGCACTTCGGTGCTGAAGCTCCCGCTCTCCTTAACCAGTACGCCTGTGCTGTAGAGGACGCCCTGATTGAGCAAGTCCAGCGTGTGCAGTCTCAGTCCCTGATGCTTGAAGCAGCTGGTGAAGAGCGTGCAGCAATGAACCTGATGCTCACTGACCCCGACGTGCTTGCTGATTACGTCAACGACTTCTACGGTCCTGAAGGTCCCTACCCGACTGAAACTCTTCAAGAGCAGTACGAGCGTGAGCAATATGAAGCCCGTGCTCAGTTCGAGCAAGAGATTGCAATGCAAGAGCAAGGCGGAGTTCCTCAGAACTTCCAGCGTCCTGAAATGGAAATGCCTACTCCCGGTCGTCAAGTGAACCAAGCCAACGATTTCTGGGGTGGCTTCTCCCAGCTGATGGATAGCAATCCTGAGAATGCTTGGAAGTTCCTGGCTCAGGCACCTCAAGGTGCTCTGCAGACCAAGATGCTTGTCCAAGAAGGCTGATAACTGCAAGGGGATACTTATTAAAGGAAACAGGGCTTACGTTTAATAAGCCTAATTCTTATTAAAAGATATCCCCTTACAATAGTTATATAGAAAGGTATTAAACAATGCATAGTTTTTATTCGATTGCTGAGGAAACACTTCCTAAGAGTTCTTTGATGCGTAGTGCTGGTGGCATGAATAGCCCAGTGCGTCCTGGTCCAAACCTGTATGACTCTGGTGCTGCTTCTAAGCCTCAGCTGAACACTCAGCCTTTCAATAACGAACGGTTGGCACAGCAAACGATGATGCAAAACGGACTATCTGCAGCACCTCAAGCTGGTGTAGCTGCAGCTGGTGCTGTCCGCTCTCAAGTTTCTGCTGCATCTGACCAAGAAGTTAAAGCACAACAGTTTGCAGCCACTCGTGCATCTGAAGCACTGTATGCAAACCAGTCTGGTTCTGCTTTAATGCGTCTCAATGCAGTGATGCAAAGTCCTGACCGCGATAAGTTCCTCAATGACATCGCTATTGGCAAAGCAATGGCTCAAGGACTTAACCCAGACCTCGGACAAGAAGTAGCAACTGCAAGACGTTATGGTTGATAGATTTACTACAATCGTAGTAGTCTAAGTAACTAATACCGTGCGTTTAGCTGGCGAATCTCCAAAACAAGACCCTGAAGTATTTCAGACTATTTGGAAGCATCTGAAGACTGATGGCGTGCCTGACCAGGCAGCTAATCAGATGACAGCTGAGATGCTGACGCACGGTGAAGACTTTGAAAGTAGCGTAGAGAAATATCAGCAGTACGAAGATAACTATAAGAGCAAAGGATTCAATGAGCATGCTGCACAAGCTATGGCAGTAGAAGCATTAGAAGGCAGGCAAGAAGCTCCAAAAGAATCACTTAGGTTTGCAAGAATGCGCGGTTAAGTGTTGACAACTGCTAGAATATTGGGCTACAGTTAATGTATACCCAAAAGAGATTATATGTCGCAACCAAAGATTTCAGGTGACTCAGTTCGTGCTTATCTACGTGATATCGGACGCATTCCACTTCTAGAGCACGATGAAGAGATTCTCTTGGGTCGTCAAGTTCAGCGGTTAATGGAAATCAAAGAACAGAAAGAATCCCTTAACCTTGATAATGAAGGGTTAGCTGCCGCTAGTGATATCACATTAAAACAACTTAAGCGGGAGATTCGTGAAGGTGAGAAAGCCAAAGACAAGATGGTCACGGCAAACTTACGGCTCGTCGTTTCTGTGGCGAAGAAATACACTAAACGAAATATGGAACTCCTCGACATTATTCAAGAGGGGACCATTGGCCTCGTTCGCGGTGTGGAAAAATTTGATCCGGGTCGTGGTTATAAGTTTAGTACTTACGCTTATTGGTGGATTCGTCAAGGGATCACTCGCGCAATCGCTGAAAAATCGAGGGCGATTAGGTTACCAATTCACGTTACAGAAAACCTCAACCGCCTTAAGAAAGCCCAGCGTGAACTGAGTCAGATGAATGGTTATATGCCAAGCATCCATCAACTCTCAGATTACCTTGAACTGTCAGTAGATGACATCAAAGATTTAATGTGTAAAGCACGTCAGCCTACATCTCTAGAAATCAAGATTGGAGAAAATCGTGACACAGCGCTGATTGATCTTTTAGAAGATGAGACACAGCTTCCAGAGATGCTGCTTGAAAAAGCTTTGATCAAGGAAGATATGCACAGTATGATTCGAGATTTACCTGACCTGCAAGCAGCAGTAATCAGTATGCGGTATGGCATTGGTGATGAGCTGTTTGAAGCTATGTCAATGACAGCCATTGGCCAAGTATTAAATATGAGCCGTGACAGAGTGCGTACTCTGGAGCATAAAGCAATTAAAACTTTAAAAGAGCGTGGTGATTTAGTGAGTGAATATCTTTAATACAATAGAGTTAAAGAATGCTCTGTTCAAATGGACGTTACAGATCAGATACTCCAACACACTCGTATCTATGGAGCAAGTGACAATACAGCACCTCAGAACCTATCAGCTTCAAAGTCGCTGAATTTTGCAAACGGTGCGTCAATTCAACGTGCTGAAGATCAACGTGTGACAGTTATTCCTTATACGTTGAAGTACAAAGGTACGACTGGTTTGTTTGGTGCAGAGAACTATTTTGTCAAAGTGCATGCAGATGTACCTCTTGATTTCACACTCAAGTGTTTTGAAGAACCTAATTGGGAATGCGCAAGGATAAGTACAGAAGAGCTTGATCCATCGAGCTTATATCAGCAAGCAGTTATCGATTTAACAAAAGATTTAGAAATCGTCAACACGTACGAACCTGCACAAATCACATTTAAGAAGAGAGCTGCTACTGATTCATTCATTAGTGTCGATCTTAATAACCTTAAAACAGGTAACACGTATATTGATAGCTGGTTAGATGTCAGGCTCTATACATCAGAGCGTGAAGAACACCCGTACGACAAAATGTACGTACGATTATATGACTTCTTTTATATTGGCTTCCACGCTCGAAACACTCGCCGTTTGGATTACAACGTAGAAGCACTGATTGGCAATGAACTAGTTTCAGCGAGTGCTGTAGAAGACACCCGCTTTATTGCTAGAAAGATTAATCAATAACCACCGCTACCACCTTACAGTGTTATGTTGCGATAGTTACGGATAAAGTATCGGATTGACCTGTGCCATCAAAGTCTGCATTAGTTGAGCTAACTGAACAAGTCACACTACCTGCACCAGCTGCACCCCAGGTAATTGTTGCAGAAGCCGTAGTACCGCCGGAAGTGACAGTACCACCAGTTGCACTCCAGCTGTAGGTGTAAGGAGTAGCGTCACCAGTTACTGCCACTGTATAGACAGATGCCGTGTTCTCTACGGGTGTGTTATCACCGCTGACAGTTGCTGAATCAACTGTTGTAGCAGGCGTGCCACCGCCACCCGGGTTAGCTGCACCATCGGCAGGCGTAACGGTCATGACTTTGCCACCAGAGATGCGAGGCATCACGTAGTGCTCAACAAGCTCCCAGCTGTCGTTATATAGAGCTGCTCGTGCCAACTCATTAATCTGGTAAAAATTAAAGCCAAAGTTACCATCGTGGTCAATACGAACATTGACACTAGGGCTAGCAAGCAACGCAAGATATCCAGAACCACCAGCACCAGTCACTTTAAAGACTGTGCAGTCCTCATAGACAGCACCGTTACCTTGGACCCACCAACGTTTGATCTGCCAAGTATTGCCACCACGCGGGTAGTCAAGACGCACCATCTCGTCGCCAGTGTGCTTAGTAACCTGACGAATGCCAGTTAAAACAAGACTATCTGCCATTTTTTTAGTTAGGACTTTCTTCTATTTTAGTCCATTTAAGATTGGCAACTGAGTTATTAGTTTTACATCCATCAATGTGAGTTACACGAGTGCATCCTTTCGCTCTGCCTGGCATCGATTTTGGTTGAGGAAGAAAAGCTAAAGCCACTAGTTTATGAATAGTCACAGTAATTGTGCTTTTTCGTCCGATACGTTGGGTCAGATTAACCTGTGCATATCCGTTCTTATTAATGCGTTGCTTAAGAATACGTTCGATCTGCCCTTTAGTACTTTTAATCTGTCCTTTTTCATTAACGTAGTACTCAATGCAGGATTCAAAGCCAGGTAATGTATGAACTGGCGTCCATTCTCGATCATCAATAAATTCCATTTACCTCAATATATTTGGGTACTACTGATATAGTATAGCCAATGTCAGTAATATCTATATATGTGGCTAAGTCGAAGCCGCTTATAAACCTTTTAGCTTACGGAGTTACGATCCTATGTGGATTGATAATGATTTTCCGAAGCTTCTTGGTGCAGAGCTTTATCGTCCCCACCCCGCCTACATCATTGAGATGGCTGTAGAGCCGGTGGTTGTGCACGATTTCTCCAAGCAGCCTGGTCAGACGGTCCAACTGGATCGCTACCGCTTCTGGGGTAAGCCTGGTACCAAGGAGTCCCGTGAGCGGACCGCTGATCAAACTCTTGGATCTGCTTCCGCACGCAACATCGTCAAGGACAAGGTGCTCGTGACTCTGCGTGAGTACACTGGCCCCGCTGATTCCCGCGACGCAACTCAACCTTCTACCTTCAAGGTGGCTCGTGAGACCCTGATTACCGCCCAGCGTCTGCTGCTGGACACCGGTAACCTGAACGTCTTCCACCAGTCCATCGGTTCACTCACCCTGCTTGACGACTATCGTCGCTGGCGTGATCGCGTGTTTGCTAACGAGCTTCTGAAAGCTGAAGCCTGTGGCCGCGCAAGTAACGAGCAAGGTGGTTACTACCTGCCCGGCGGCAAAGAAAAAGGTTCCGAACCCACTGCTGGTGACTTGGGTGTCAAATACGAAGCTGGCGAATCCGGCAAGTTCGACGTCAAGACCGACCTGCTGGAAGTGGTCAAGGACATGCGTAAGCGCAACGTTCCGACCTTCGCTGACGGTTACTACCGCTGTATTTGTGATCCCACTGCAATGATGCACCTGCGTCAGAACAGTGACTTCCGCGAGATCGCACGTTATCCCGGACAGGGTCTCATCGATCCGATGAACCCCATCACTGGTCCTTCTGCCAACTTCTTCCAAGGCATGGGTCCTGCTTACGGTCAAGCTGGCTTTGTTGCTGGTCAACCCGTTATGCCGACTGGCTTCCTGTTTGAGGGTGTCCGTTGGTTCGAGTCCACCAACCTGCCTGAAACCTCTTACAACCTGACTATTACCGATGCGACTGCCGCCGCTGCTGATTACGGCGCTGCTCAGTTGATCTTCTTCGGTCCTCAGGCTGTGGGCGTGGGTATTGGTGGTAACAATGCTCAGATTCTGTTGAACAACAACGACGACTTCAGCCGTTTCATCATCATGATCTGGTCTCTGTTCGCCGGTTTTGAAACCCTGAATAAGGATTTCATTACGGTTGGTTACTCTTTCGTATATTGATAGGAGGTAACTAACAATGGCAACTTTCGAATTTGATTCTGAAAACCGTACACCTTGGAACAATAAAATCTTCCCTGGTAACTACGTCGCCCACCTGAACGCATACCGTGACCAAGGCGTGGTCGCACTCCCTGGTGCTGTGTTCTTCCGTGGTGTGGGTGCTCTGGTACTCAACCCTGACAACGATGGTGTCCTCGATACCAACGGTGTGCTGGTTGCTGGTACCTACGATCTGCAAATCCTGTCTCCCGACCTGCGTCAGGACGACAAGCCTCGCAAGGATCGCCCCTTCGTGATTCCCGAAGGTGCTGTGGTGTATCGCACCGCCGTGTCTGCTCCGGGTGTCCGTGAAGAAACCGTGGCTGGTTCCGCAACTCTGACTGTTGCTGGCATCAGCACCCCTGCTGCTGTTCCTGCAACCGCAGAAGCTGACGGCTACTTCGCTCCCGTTGGTGAGTTCAGCCTGTTTGAGTCCATTCTCGATGGAACCGCACTGACCGCTGAAACTCCCGTGCAAATCACCACCTCTGAAGACCTGATTGCAAGTCAGAAGCCTTCTGCTGGTGCTTGCCGTAAGAGCCCTTCTGCCATCCTGGTTGAAGTGTGCTACTACGTACCTGACGCTGCACCTGATGCAGACGACGTGCACATCCCCTACGGTGTTGAAGCCGGTCAAGGTTATTGATAACCTTTGACAGAACAAGAGCCTCTAAATGGGGCTCTTTTTTTGTGTCTATAATATGGGGTATAGGTGATAACTAAACATGAGTAATCTATTTCAAGACACAAAGACAGGAAAACTGGTTGAATTTATCAGCAAGCACGATAAAGAATTTGCAATGGTGCGTGATTCTGGCGGCAACATTACTTATTTAACACTTGAGCAGTTAGTGCCATATGACAAAGACAAGGGACGTTTATCTAAAGTGACTGCACCTCAGATTGCACCACCTCCAGAAGAAAAAGCTCCTAATCGCGTTGTGCCTCTTGAGGATGTGCGTTTGAATCTGAATACTGCTACTGCAGAAGTCATTCAAAAACGTCTGCCTGGAGTTGGGTATGCTACTGCTAAAAAAATTGTAGAGATGCGAATGTCACTGTCAGGTGAACGTTTTAATAATCTAAAACAACTGGAGAATATCCCACGAGTCAACTGGGAACAGCTAATTGAAGAAGACCTTATCTTTATTAGTTAAACTAGTAATACAGTAATTACGTCGATTATGGCTAGCAGTATTGAAGATATTCTGTATGCAAAAGCATTATCAGATGCACAATCAAAGCCTGACCCTGCTGCAGCCATGGGCACCGGTGCTGCATTAGGTGCAGTTCCTGGCTTCATGCTTGGTGGCGGAATTCGTGGTCGTATGGCAGGCGGTTTAGTTGGAGCAATCCTTGGCGGTGGCTTAGGGCTAGGCGTACGTCAAATGATGGTCAAAGAATCACCTGCTGCAAATATGCTTGCCAAGTTGCAATCAACAGGTGAGCTAGGTGCTATGGATCGTTTCCAGCTGCAAAGTGTACTGAAAGACATCTACAATAACCCCGGTACTCTGTGATGCAGTTAGACGATTATCTAAAGTCTAAAGTACGCTATCACCTTGGATTTAATTCAGGTGCACAAATCCCTGCCGGTGACCGTGCACGATTAGAAGAAGCCATGGCATTAATACCAGATGAGCTCTGGTATAACGAAATTGTCTACCACATCAAACGTTGTGACATTGCATGGAAAGCAAGTGCCGCAATTCCTGACGATTACTTTGATCAAGATGGCAGCCGTATTCTAAACCCATCAAGACAAGAAGTAATCGCTGGTGATGTTCAGCGGACAATCAATACATCTGACCCACTTAAAGGCGATGAATACTTCCGTGAAATCTACCTTAGAGAGGTGGACAGGCTGGCTGAAACTCTCTATGTTCCTAACTATCGTCGTCCTGAAGTACGTCGGTATGCGTTTGAGAGAGCGGGAAGCGAATTTATTATGGCCGTCCCTGGACCTGCAGATACAGCAGTTGGCTCAAGAATGATGCTTAGCTATAACTGGCGTTAAGTGTAGAATAGACAAAGGAATAGCACCGTAAAATTATGAATCCTGTTTCAGGGGGTTGGACTTCCCATAAAATCCGTAGTGATGACTACGAAGGTAAAAAGCGAGCTGCTCTTGCACAGTCAGGTCAAAACTCATACATTCAAGGCGTTCAGTCTGTAATGGAGGATGGTGCCGGTTCCGCAGTTGCGGCAACTCGTGATGAACGAGGTGTTACCAACCTGCCTGTCAATCAACTTATTCAAGGAAAGAATAGCAATTTCCAACAAGGTGATAGCCCAGGCAATCAACCGTTTCGTGCTCAAGAGCTTGCGAACCAAACTGGAAGTGTAATGACAGAAACCTCAAGCACTAACGTTCCTCAGCAAGACCCTGAAGATATGGAAGTTGACGCACTCGACCGTCGTCTATCAATGATGGCAAAAGGTGGTCAAGGGTTCCCTGGCTTGAACAACCGCAATCGTGAGGTTTGACATGGACAAGAAAGATAATGCAATGATGCTTGACCCTAATCGGTTTAAGATTGCACAACAAAATGCACTGTTGCCTGGTGGTCCGCAAAACAATAACCCAATGAACGTGACTGGTCTTGGTAACCAGCCTGCAAGCTTCAATGGTGTTAGTCAGCATCCTTACGGTGATACTGGAAATGTGTACCCACAGATGGGTGCTGATGCAGTCAACCCAATGCAAGTTAGACCTTCAGGGTTGCAGCAAAACTTTCCGTTAGGTCGGCAAATGAATAACATGCCTTTTGGTATGCAACAGCAGCCTGACACTTCTGGTGTATCGATGGCACCTGATGGTATGGAAAGTGGACGTCTGGCTCAACAAGCACAGGCGCGTGGTCTTCCTGGTGTAGGTGCATTAGGTATGCAAGGTCTGCCTGCTACTCCAGCTCCCGGTGCATTCCCTGGAGCATTCCCTGGCAGCAACGGTCCTTCACTGATGCCTGGTATGCCTAGTGCAGAACAAGCAGCTGGTAAAGGCATTAATATGAAAACAGGCAAACGAGGTAAATAATCATGGCCGCTACTTCTACTAATAAGCAACCGCTTTTGGTCGATCGCGTAATGCATAATGTGATCGATCTGAACACAGCAGCTGTTGGTGCAATCGACGTGGTAGGAACAAACACAGCACTGCTGCTTGTCGATGGCTCTCAGTCTGATGGGTGCATTATTGAAGACATTTATGCAATCTCACGTGGTACAGTTGAGCACACAATTAACCTGTACATCAGTAATGCATCTGACTACTTGCGTCCTGGCGAAGGTATGTTCATTGGAAGCTTTAAATCAGCCACCACATCCGGTAATGTGACACGTTGGGAAGAGATGCCTAAAATCCTTGCTCCCGTCCCTCAGACAAGCACAGAAGCTCAATTCCGTGCGCTCTACATTCCGAAAGGAAGGACACTGTGGGCAGGTCGTGAAAGTGATACTGTCGTTAACGATGGCCCGTTGTTGGGTGCACAAGGCGGCTGGTACTAATGCCTAGAAAGCAGAATGGTTTTGGTAATTTAAAATCTCTTGCCTTTAAACCAAGTAAAAGTGTAAATGTAGGTAAAGCAAAAGGTGCTCCGGGTTTATATCCGAGTAACCGTCGCTACGGTACTTCTGTCAACAGAACAATTATTGAGAAATATAATTTAGACAGCGACTGGGTCAGGTGGCGTAGAGGATTTGAGTACTACAACAAAGGTGCGTGGTATCGTCTCAAGACCTATGACCCAATCAGTCAGACATATAGTGACAGTCAAATTGAATCAAAACTGTATCAAGGAACTGAGTATGAAGTTGATGTAGTTTTTGATGGCTACAAGTTTGCGACTAAGAACGCAGACAGTAATAACCATTATGTAGTGAAACGCACGACAGTATCAATGCCTGATATTGGTACAATAACTCAAGTCAATAATGATGCACTGAAATATCCAGAGAATAAAGCGTATAGAGAAATCTGGTGCAAAATCAATCCAGGCAATGATGCACGATTACTAGCCAAGATGATTGGTGAACGTCTTAGTGATGGAGAGACAGAAGCATCACTATCTTGGGTACTAACAGCAAGTGACACCCCTGCCCTGTTTATTGGTAAGAGTTGGCCAGAGCAACCAGCGACTGTTACAGCAGAGATTAGTGAAGCTCAATTTCAGAAATGGGCTACTGAAAATAACAAGACAGTCAATGATTTAGTTGGCAAGACTGTTTATACACCATCATTTTTTCAAGAGAAACCTATTGATGAAGTCAGCACATTTAATGTACTTGACGCTAGGGATTACTGGGGTATTGAAGTAGTTGACAAAGGTGTTGGTGAAATCATCATCTTAGATAACGAACAAGAGACCTTACCACCATCACTGTATGACATCAGCCAACTAGAGCCAATCATTGTAGATAATGCAGGTTCATTCACACTTGAAGGTACGTACATCTACCAGAAAGATAGGTATCAAAGGTTCTATGGCAATCAGTATTTAACAGGAGAGTTAGCTGTAGACGGTGCTGACTTTGTTTCATACTCCGTGATGCCTTACATCATCCTTGGCGCAGAATCTAGAAACGGAAAAATCTTACTGAGGTCAGCACCATTCATCAGTGAGTTTAAGTTTACAAAGCCACCTGAAGGTAGTGCATCTCTTGTGTTTACAGACTATAGTTTTACAAAATTTGGGATTGATGAATATAACGGTGTTTATTATCACAAACAAGGCAGTCCTAAAGATGAGCTGTGGACACGCATTGATACAGATGTAGACCCTTGGATGGATGAAGTCTTTACTTCAGGTAATCCACTATCACCTGCAACGATATACACGTGCAGTTGTCCTAACTACTCTCAATCAATGCTGCGTGCACCACAAGAGACTGAAGATGAAGGTACACGTAAAATCAACCGTCAACGTAGATACCCTTTACCTACAGCACAAGGTAGAGCTTACTACGACCAGATTGGTTTGACAGAAGCTGCTGGTCGCATTGAAAGTTGGGAGACACGTGAACACAGAATGAGCTTCAAGATGTGTAAACACACTATTGCAGCTATGTTCATCAATAACTTAAAAGTCAAAGAACCTGATTCTTATCCAACGATTGAAGCACGAGAGCAGTTCGAAGAGAAGCTTGATAAAGATGTTGCAGAAGTTGGAGAAGAATTCACTTCATCGTACAGGCGTGGTGGACTGACAACTCTTGAGATTGTATTCGCTCTTGCACAAGGATTGAACCTTGATGAAGTTGAATTAGCGTACGTCATTCTAAACAGTAAATTCTAAGACGTAGGTTAAGTAATCGGTAGAATAGTAAAAGTAGTACAGAGAATACGGCGTGACTACATCTTACGACGTTGAAACAACAAGTTCAGGCTCAGGGATGCCTGGTCGTGATGCTGATGGATTACAAGCTTGGAATCCTTCTGTAGGTTTGTATCACAAGCCTGCAAAGAAAAAACGTGAAAGCTACGGCGGTGTTATTGCAGCGTTGCAAGATGAAATGGTACGTTCTGGTGCCATAGTAAAAGCATATCCCGAAAACTTTGCTGGAATCATTGCAGCAATTCAAGATTTAACGGCATCTGAATATAGACCAGGTTCAGATACTGGAGAGAAGCCTCCTGGTGGAGAAGTTATTATTGACCCAAATACAGGGTTACCAATTTGGATTGAAGGTGATACACAGAATGGACAATTATGGTTTGATACACGTCAAGGACGTCTGTTTGTTTGGGTAGACGACGATTGGTATCAAACAAACGGTGCTGATGGTATTCCTATTGTTACTGATAGTTCTGTACCACCTGATTTAGAGAATGTAATTCCAGGTCAATTCTGGTGGGATAAAGCAGGTCAAATCTTATACATCTTTGATGGCACATATATGCTTCCCAATGGGAGCACAACAACTGACCCAAATGCAGGCGGTAGTCCCATCTGGAGACTAGTTAACGACGCAAGTTCAGAAGGCTCAATGCAGACAACATTAACGCTGCCCCTTACTGTAATGGGTCCTCGTGTCACAGCGTTAGAAGATTACGAGTATCTACCTAATATTGATTTAAGTCCTACTGATGACGGTACACTTCCGATGTCAGTACAGAAAGACTACAACGAATGGATATTTAATGCTCTTATTAGCCTTAACAACGGTCTTGAAGAATTTCAGTCAGTCATTGTTGGTGAAACACCTCCAGCTACAGATGACCCCGACAATCCGATTGCAGCAGGACAACTGTGGTATGACACAGAAGCTCTTGAACTCAGCATCTGGTATGTAAACCCCGATGGCGATGGACAGTGGGTACCAACCGGTATTGCCCATACATACGATGCAGATTTAGATGTCATTCGTGCTTCAGTTGCAGCAGAATCACGACAACGTAATTTTGAAATTCATAGTATAAATGAGCGTTTAAATAATATTGACATTACCGATGCCGAAGAGATTACAGAAATCAATAACCGATTGAATGAGCTTCAAGCTGAAGTTAATGCAATCCCAACCGTTGATTTAGACCCTTATGTCAGGCAAGTAACGTTTGACAATACTCAGTTAGACATCTATGCAAAGCTTGCAGCATTAGTTAACAAGCCTGCTGAATACACCCAAGCAATGGCTGATGTAACTGAACGTCAACTGCAAGCAGCAATTGACACTAAAGCAACGATTGATGCATTGGCTGCCGTAGAAGCATCTATTCCAAACGTAAGCAGCTACACTACTCAAGCTGATATTGATGCATCAATCAGTCAATTAAGTACTGACTTCTTACCTAGAACTGGTGGTACCCTTTCTGGAAGTTTTATTGTAGAAAAGACAGATGTCGCTTTACCAGGTTTTGATTTCTCTAATGCTTTTTGGTATGGCAAAGATGCATTCAAGTTTGCAGCAAATGGAGGTAATAGTGACTACAGCACCTTTGGTGTTACAGAAAAGCCTTGGGAATATGCTTGGAACTTTAGCAGTAAAGAAGACTTCTGCTGGATTTACAATGACACAAACAAAGTGTTTAGTATTACCAAAGAAGGTCCTGCTTGCTCTACATTAGTACTTGGTGATTTTACCGATAATACAAATAACGGTCGGGTCATTCATAATAAAATAGATGTGAAGGAACGACTAAATACTTATAAAACTGCATTTGAGCAAATGCGTCAAGGCGTAGCAAATGCAACAGACTTTGATTCACTCAGGGCAAACATCCTTTCAGCATTAGCAATCGTTTGATATTATGGCCGCTTTTAATTTTCCAGACCCTACAGTACAACAGACAGTTGTTAATCCTATTACGGGGAGTACCTATCAGTGGAAAGAACCACCTGGCAAATGGGTATTAACAGTAAGCGTTCGTGATGTAAGTGACATTATCTGGGAGGGAGACAATCCACCTATCCCTATTGGTGATTACAAGCTGTGGTACAGCACCGACACTCTTGAGCTTTACTTCTATTACTGTGATGCTAACGGCGTCTGTGCTTGGGTACCTACATCAGTGCCTATTCAGGTGCTTGAAGACCTTAATGCGTTTGCTGCTCAAGCTAAAATAGATATTGACCAGCTTCAGTACAAACAACAGATTCTTCAGAATGCGGTAGACCAGATTTACCTTGATTCACAGACAGGTGCTGGCAACCGTCCGCCTGTTTTTAGTGATACAGAACCTACCGTACATCCAGACTTTACGGCTCCTGATAATAATCTCCTGGCTGGTGATGTATGGTTTGATACAACTGATCTTGAGCAGTTAATTCAATATATTTATGACGGAACACAATGGCTATTAGCAGGTAATTACGTCAATTCGCTTGCAGAGCAAGACAATCCTAAAGGCAAGAGAGTTGCAACTGTATCTACCAGTCGTTCAATGATGAGCGGTATGCGTCAGGCAATCCTCGGAGCAACAGACTTTGAAGACTTGAAGTCAAGGTTGCTTGCCAAATTAGAAGAGATGGAAAACAGCAGTGAGTTTTCTGAAGACCCTACAACATTTGATATACCTGATTCAAATTACTAAAATAGTAATAGGCATTTTATAGCACAGGATATGGCAGCCGTATTCCCACTAGACACTACTAAACCGTGGACTTTTAATGGCGTCACCTACGAGTATGATGCCGCTGAAGACCGCTGGTTTGTTGTTAGTACAACAGCAACTGATAGTATTCTTGAAGATATCTCTGATACTAGAAGTCAGATTGATGTACTTGATACAATCATTGACCAAGAGATTGAGAACCGAACAGCTTTATTAGATGTTGCTGCTTCTAAAAACAATCAGCAAGACGCTTCGATTAATGAGCTTGATGCCAGGCTTGATGCTTTAGCAGCATCAACAGGCAAACTAGAATTTAAAGGTCGCTACAACTACGTTCTAAAGAAGACGACAGAAGCTTGTACAGCAGCATACGCTCAATGCTTGTTAGAAGCAGGTGGTGATGTCCCTGCAATGTCTGAGTGCAATCGGCTGAAAGACCTATGCGATGCCGCTATCAGTGATCCTTACCCTGCTGGTTCATTTACTAGCAAAGGCACTACAAACGTTATTGCTGACATTGAAGAGTTTTTAATTACAACAGTCGATGCTGATGGTCAAACAATTGACTGGCTTAATACAGCAGAAGAAGGCGACTATCTAGAATTCTTCGATAGTACTGATGGTGATACTGCTTTATTTGAAATAGTTGACGAACCCACTACCGCTAATACAGAGCAGACTATTCGGGTCAAGTTCATTAGTCAGACAGGGCAAGGAGACGGAAACTTTAATTTACAGCAGTCATATGATATTCGAGTTTTCAAAATAGCTCAAGGCATTGACTTATTAGAAGCAGATGCGAGGTATGTAGCCAAGCCATACGTTGTCTATTTTGAAGACAGTACTGCTGATATTACGCCAGTACATTCTTCCGGTGAATTACGCAATGGAGAACTCTGGTTTGATACCAGTAGCCTTGAGATGTTTGTTTGGAATAACAACGCTTGGGTTGCCGTATCGCCTCCTCCTTCACAAAATATAGTTTTCAATTCATTAGAAGCTAAGGTTAATTCTTACGAAAGTAAAATAGCAGCTCTAGAGGCTCGCATTGCTGCTCTCGAAAGTTAATAAAGTACAATGGAAAGGAAGGCATCGTATTAATTAAATGCCAATCTTAAAAGTACGAGGATTACATTCAGCAGATACTGCATCCCAATACTCATCCGATGAGACCGGGACAGTTGATGATACCTTCCTGTTCCCCAAGTGGTGGGACAAGAAGGCTAATAATGTTGAGTACATCCGTGTGTTCAAACTACATATGACCCGTGCTTGTGATGATATTGATGTCATCATTCCAGCAAGTTCTGATGTAGAAATCCGTGGTGAGTACGACGGTAACGTTGGTTTTCGTATTGATTACCACCGTGGTGTCAAACGGATGGCACTCACGGCACACGATTCAACAACCGTTGATGCCGAATACATCTTCCCAACTCGCCCTAACCAAGCACCTACATATAAAGAGTATGGCGCAGGACCTGTTGTTTGCTTTAGTGCAAGTCCAACTGGATCTTGGGCAACGTTTGTATTCGAACATCGCCCTAATTTAGACCTCGGTGGTTATGAACTAGCCGATGGGTTTTATGACCTCAATCTTGAAAACGACCTCTACGACCTGAACTAATTATGGCTGACCAACTGAAATTACGTGGTGGCCCAACCGCTGAAGCCGAGGTATTTGTCGGAGCTGAGCGGGAGGTCACTGTAGATACTGGACTTAACGCTCTACGTATCCACGATGGTGTAACCCCCGGTGGGCACCTCGTTGAACTTGCTACGTCTGCTGCTAATAGCCGTAGTGTCATTGCTGTTGATGCAACCACTGCTCGTGAAGCACTGCGTATAGCACTTGAAGCTGCTATCGCTACAGCTGAAGCCAACCGTGCTGCTGCTGTTACCGCAGTTGAGACTGGCTACCAAGATGGTGATACCGCTACTCTTGCATCGGCCAACAGCTACACAGATACCGCAATCAGCGATTTACTTGGCGGTTCACCTGACCTGCTGAATACTCTTAATGAGTTAGCTGCAGCTATTGGTGATGACGCTGATTTTATTACGACGATTAATGCTTCTATCGCTGCTGTACAGGCAGATGTAGACGCAAATGAAACAGCAGCTGCTACCGAGAGAGCAAACCTCCTGGCAACCCTTCAAGCAGTTATTGATGCTATTCAAGCCGATGTAGATGCTAACGAAGCTGCAGCGCTTGCTGCGCGTAATGCCATTCAAGCTGATGTTGATGCTAACGAAGCAGCAGCTACTACTGCTATTGCTACTGGTGATGCCGCCACTCTTGCCAGTGCTAATGCCTATACCGATACCAGCATCAGCAACTTGACGAACGGTACTGACGCTGCTCTTGATACGCTCAAGGAGATTGGTGATGCGCTTGCTGCTGGTGACCAAAGTGTCACTGATGCACTGACCACAAGCATTACGACTGAAAGCACCACCCGTGCTGCGGCTGATACTGCACTGTCAGGTCGCTTGGATGTACTTGAAGCTGACCCGACGACACAAACACTGCTTGATGCAGAAGTCACAGCACGTGCTGATGCAATTACAGCTGAAGCAGCTGCTCGTGTTGCAGCTATTTCCGCTGAGGAAACTGCAAGAATCGCAGGTGATGCTACTGAAGCCGCTGCTCGCAGTGCTGCAATTACAACAGAAGAGACCGCAAGGATTGCCGCTGATGCAGCTAGTCTTGCTTCCGCCAATAGCTACACTGACACACAAGTAGCGACAGGTGATGCCACTGTTACCAACGCAATGACAGCATTGGTGACAACTGAAGCCGCAACACGCGGTGCAGCTGATAGCGCCTTAAGTGCCCGCATTGATGTACTTGAAGCTGACCCTACTACTGCAACCGCATTGGCTGCAGCTGTTGCTGGTGTGCAAGCTGACGTTAATCAGAATGAAGCCGATAGTGATGCCGCTATTGCTGCAGAAGAAGCTCGTGCTTTAACTGCAGAAGCTTCTATCACAACGTCATTAACTGCATTAGTGACCTCCGAAGAGACTCGTGCGTTAGCAGCAGAAGCTGTACTTACTTCAGCAATTACTGCTGAAGAAACGCGGGCAACTGCAGCAGAAGCTTTTATTACTACAGCACAAGCTGCTGAAGAAGCTGCACGTAACCAACTGAACCTTCACGCCGGTCTAGCGTTTGGTCAACTCTATGTTGGTGATTTAGTTGTGGCTTGATAGCTACAACTATTGTTAAAATTGAACTAGACAATTATTCTGCATTGTTATTAAGATGACTACTGTAAGCTCACTGGGAGTTGATCAGCTAAGCCTGCGTGGGTCGGGTACTGATTACAACATTCTTTCCCGTTTCTTCGCAACCAAAGCCCAAGCCGATGCTGCCCTTGCAGACAGTAGCTGGGTTCCTACCGCTGGTAAAACCAACGGTTGTATTACTGGCGACCAAGGCATTCTTGTTTATGATTTTGGCACGTCTGCTCTGGTCGTTGCTGACGCTGCTACTCGTTCTTACGTCGATACTGAAGTAGCCGCTGCAGTCGCCGCTCTTGTTGATAGCGCACCTGGCACCCTTGATACTCTCAATGAGCTTGCAGCTGCCATCAATGATGACGCTAATGCTTTTACCACTCTGCAGACTGCTATTGCAGCAGTGCAAACTGACGTTGACCAAAACGAAAGCGATGCTGATGCTGCTATTGCTGCAGTCCAAGCAGATGTTGACCAGAATGAAAGTGACGCTGATGCAGCCATCGCTGCTGTTCAAGCCGATGTAGACCAGAACGAAGCAGACGCCGACGCTGCCATTGCAGCAGAGAACGCAGCAATGCTCGCTGCCGTCGCTGTTGTTCAAGCAGATGTCGATCAAAACGAAGCTGACGCTGATGCTGCAATCGCAGCAGAAAACGCAGCTATGTTGGCTGCTGTTGCCGTTGTCCAGGCTGATATAGACGCTAACGAAACTGCTGCTAACGCTGCCATCGCTGCTGTTCAAGCAGACGTAGACCAAAATGAAGCTGATGCTGATGCAGCTATTGCAGCTGTTCAAGCTGATGTAGACCAGAATGAAGCCGACGCTGATGCAGCAATCGCTCTGAAGGCAGATATCGATAGCCCCACCTTCACCGGTACTCCTGCTGCTCCTACCGCTGGCGCTGGTACTAACACCACTCAACTGGCTACTACTGCATTCGTTACCGCCGCTGTTGCTGCTTTAGTTGACGGTGCACCTGGTGCAATCGATACCCTCAACGAACTGGCTGCTGCTCTCGGTGACAACGCCAACTTCTCTACCACCATCACCAACAGCATCGCTGCTGTTCAATCTGATGTTGACCAAAACGAAGTTGACGGTGACGCTGCTGACAGTGCACTCTCTGGTCGCCTCGATGTGCTTGAAGCAGATGCAACTACTGCCGCAGCTGTTGCAGCAGTCCAAGCTGATGTTGACCAAAACGAGGCTGACGCTGACGCTGCTATTGCACTGAAAGCTGACATTGCTTCTCCTGCTCTGACCGGTACTCCAACTGCTCCTACTGCAGCAGCTGATACCAACACTACGCAGATTGCTACGACTGCCTACGTTCAGACTGAAGTGTCTGACCTTATTGGTGATGCTCCTGTAAGCCTCAACACTCTGGGCAAGATTGCTGATTCGCTGAACGACGACATTAACGGTCTCACTAACGTCACCACCCTGGTGAACGCTAACGAAACTCACGTTGATAACCTTGCAACTCTGACTGGTGTTGCTAAAGACAGTGTCAACCTCGGCACTTTCACCGGCTCCACGATTACCGACAGCGTTGCTATTAAGGTTGCATTGCAAGAGCTGGAGACGGAAGTTGAAACGAAGATTGCTGCAGAAACCCTGACGCTTACCGCATTCCAAACGGTGGTTGCTGCTTCTTCTGACTTTGCTGATTTCCAGTCCCGCGTTGCTGCTCTCTGATAACCAACTAACAATCAAGCCTCTCTAACGAGGGGCTTTTTTAATGGAATAAAATAGTAGTAATACAAGTTATAGTCAAATGGCTTTTCAGTTCATACCTCCTTTTGAAGAAGGCGATAAGCAAACTAACCCAGAGACACAAGTCGAGTATATCTTTACTGGGGGTGCTTGGCGTCCGTTAGGTCCTAAGATTAATGAAAGTGGAGATAAAAATATAAATCTCCAAAAAACAATTACCGTTGATACTCGATGAGAAAAGAACGCTTTCTGCTATGGATGCTTGCGGGCATATTTACGTTTCAAGCAGGGATGTTTGGAGTAGGTGTATACTTTTGTTCAATCAATGGTGGACTCAAAGCGTGTCCAAGCATTGGTCAAAGATATGAGCAAACATTCAACGTGATGATCGCCACTACATTAGCATTGTTAACAGGACAAGTTATAAAGGAGAAATGATGTTTGATGCAACTGACTTTGAAATCCCTTTAGAAAAACAGCTACGACTGCGCATCATTAATGAAGAAATTGATGCGTGCACTGACATTGAAGCCTTGCGAGAAAACTTAAAGCAATGCGTTAAAAGTCTTCAAACCTATCAGCATTTATTGAATGAAACGCTCAAGAAACAGTTGCAACATAACCGTAATCAATTACAAGATAAAATATTAAAAGAGATCAATATTATCATTGATGGCAACAAAAGCAGCTCCTAAAGAAAAATTTGATCGGATTTACTACGTATGGAATCCTGTTCAATACGCAGGACCCAAAACAAGTGTTCTAGACACCATCTTGAAACCTAAGCCAAAGGAGAATAACTGATGCCTGTTAATGGTGAGCTTACAAACAAATTCAATAGGGTTTACGTTTATCTAAACCCTGACCCTTTCTTAGGACCTTACACGCAAAGGCTTAGTAACCTTATTCCAGTAACTGACCTTGGTGGTGATATTGATAACCTTTATGCAATCCCACCAATTGTCAGTACCGAATCTTCAACAACAGCTCACCTTACATTTAGCATTGATGCAATTCCTAAAACAATTTGGGATAGCGAAGGCGCCTTCACACAAAAGCAGCTTGCAGACAATTACATTCAATACGCTCCCTTTAAGTCAGAGCGTGCCATTAGGAATGTAAGCAGCATTACAAGTGTTGCTCCAGTCTCATCAAACCAAAGTGGTAGAGACGCAATCGTATGGTTTGATATTACAAATCTACCCAATATTGATGATGCTCGTAGCAAGCAAAAAATGCGAGTAGTTTTAAACCTTTCGTATAATAGTAGAAGCATCACAGCTATTACTGCCTCTGCTCCTCTGGAAGCAATAACAACAGGTAATGTAGCTAATGTTTCTTTCGATATGACATCGTTACCTCCAGCATAAAAGACTATGGCTTTAGAACCAAATGACCTTATGGTCGTACAAAAAGCATCGGGTACTAATGAAATCCGTAAGGCAACGATGCAACAGTTGTCTGACTTTCTTCAAACTAGTGATACCGTTGCTTATAAAGGAACTGCAGACTTCACCAATGGTGCTGAAGAGCCAGCCCAAAAGAATGTTGGTGACCTGTACATCAACAATGCATTAGCCGATGGCACCTGGGCCTGGAGTACGAATAGCGAAGGTGTTACTGATGTAACGCCCGGCGACCGTTGTATCTGGAACGGTACAACCTGGGATGTCATTCAAAGTGGTGCAGGTGATGTTGGCGTAACTGAAGTTCAAGGCACTGTGCCCATCATCATTCAAGATGGTGATACTGCAACACCTGTTGTAACTGTACGTACAGCAACGATTGCTCAAGACGGTGTTTGCACCCTGGCAAGTGCTCAAGATGTTGTGGATGGTTCAACCGGTAAAGTTGTTACCGCTGACCAGCTGAAAGATACTAACGACCAGCTCGGTGTGCTTGCTGGCAGCGGTATGACCGGACTGATTGAAATTGACCCAATTGAAGTCTTTACTGACGGTACAAACGCTTCAACAACCAATACTCCTGCAATCGGTATTAAAGATGCAGCTGTTGGTCAAAAGGGTGCATCTGAGAAATATGACAAGAGCACAAACATCGGCGCACCAGTTGCTGATGCATACGCAACTTGGGTAGCAAGCTTTGATAACACCGGCTTCGTTACATTCCAAACTGTCGGTGAAAACTTTGTACCTTCCGACTTCTCTAACCTCGCGGATGCTTGATAATGGCTATCGAGAATAACGACCTCTTTGTCCTACAGAAAAGCGGCGGTGGTGAACTGCGTAAAGCATCTGTAGCAGCACTGCTTGCTGATGTCGTCACTCCGGTAGTACCTGAAGAGATTAGCGACCTAAACGATGTTGATACATCTGGTGTAACCGATGGTCAAATCCTTGTCTATGACACAGACACCTGGGTATCGCAAGATTTTCCTCCAGCGCAAGACCTCAGTAACTACTTACAAAAGCCTGGAACTGAAGGTAGCTTCGTTATTAATGAAACAGCTGATGGAACAATCACATACGCTGAAGCGATTGATGGTGGCGAATACGCAACCTAAAGATTTAGTGAATCGTTAGAATAAACACAGCAGTTATTACTGTTGATTGTCGCTTATTAGCAAATGAAGATTCAATTAAAACGTTCTAACGTCCTAGAAGCTGGAGCAGCAAAGAAACCCACTGCTGGACAGATGGAATACGGCGAACTTGCCGTTAATTACAACACAGCTGATACCGCAATCTTTCTAAAAGACAGCGCCAATCAAATTGTTCGTATCAGTGGCTTTAAAGCAGGCGATAATATTAACATTGATGGCGACGGTAATATCAGCGCCGATGCTTCTTATTGGGAACAGACAGGTAATAATTTGTACCCGAAAACACTAACAAGCAACGTCGGCATTGGGACGAACAATCCGCAGCAAAAACTAGACGTCAACGGCAGTATCCGTTCGCCGCATTTTGACCTCGAAGACCTCCCTGCACTTCCCTGACAATGGCTGATATTCAAGATACCGACCTTTTCCTGGTTAACCGTAATAGCACCTCATACCAAGTACCCTCTTCTGATCTCATGGCTGAACTTCAAGATGACGACCTAATGCTCGTCAATCGTGGCGGCACATCGTATAAAGCAACTGGAGCGGAGATTAAAGATAGCCTCGGTCCCAAGGGCACAGTCGATACACCAAGCATCATTGCACCTGCTGATAACGCTGGTGAGGTGGTGAGCGCTGAGTCGGATGAGATTCTCGACAGAGCTATTAGTCCAATTGATACTTGGACTGGGATGCTCAACACTTGGACTGGCACTGGCACAACTTCGTCTCCAACTGGGGGGACAACAGGGGTGATTCCTGTGCAGCTACCAAAGACGGGTCTTGTCGTTTGGGAAGTTGAATTAACGACTTATGAAGTAACTCGCCAGCTTGGTATTTACTTCAGCAACACCCCCTCTGGCTCCTATGACGACAGCACTTCGACGCTGTATTTCAACGGGGGGTCAGGCACTTGCGTTTTACTTACCAAAAATTCTGATGGTTCATTAGCCGCTGGACCAGGCGGAAAACACGGTGGCGAAGTGGTACAAATAAGCGATCCGTCTACTCACACTCTCGGCGTTGCATTTAAGGTTGGAGACATCATTGGGTTTGTGTTTAACGCGGATTTGGGTGCAATGTGGGTGAGCAGGAACGGTGAGTACGTGATTGAAAAAACTAAGTTACAGGCCAATCCAAGCGCAGTGCCAGACCCATTTACAGGGGCATGGGCTCTTTGGTCTGGAATTGATACTACTCAAGATTTGTATTTTGGCTCAGGCCTTTCGAGCAATTTTCAAGTAGAGAACCGAACAAGTAGCACATACGCCCCCACGTCCACAGTTCTCACCCTTGCAGGCGACAAAGACCTGACGGTATTCAAGGCGCTGGATGACGTTCAGCAAGACAGCGGTTATACACCAACGACCAGTGCGATTACGAATATCAGCACTGTAGCTGACAACAGCACAGGCATGGCATTGGTTGCATACCAATTTGCCAACGATACAACTACTTATGACGCGACAGGAGCTACATTCAACCTAGGAAGTAATTACACTTCTAGCGGCACAACGGGCTTTGTTTGGAAGCCGGGTACGGTAACTTCGCTCAATGTTACGCCCAACAGTGGTGGTGCAGATATGCAGATTTATACATCACCGGATGGCAATAGTTGGACGAGGGTTTTGCAGAATGTGACTGGAGCACAAGATCTTAGCTCGTACAAAGCTTCATGGATTGCCTGTTCTTTGGGGGATGGAAGCGCCGCAACTGCCGTTTGGGATGCTTTCGAGTTAACAATCCTCACCCTGACGGATGACACGGACCTCGCAAACTTTAGGGTTGATGATACTGTTTCACAAATACCAACATCGGGCTTTTTGTTTAGTGCAAGCAGCTCACTGCCGATTTACACGAATGCAGGCAATACCATAATGATTTTTAATTACCCCTCTGCTGGAGGAACTCTTGAAGCTTTTGACATGAATTTCTATGTAAATACAGCTGGTATCTTTAGCCTTAGTCTTAAAGCCGAAGGTGGCAACATCCCCTTTGTAGCAAGTGGAGATTTTATTTCTGGATCAGTGACCGGGACCATAGCCCAGGCACCTGGAGTCACTAACCTTGCATATACTTTCCAAAGCCCTGGTTTATTGAAATTTAGAATAGCTGCCGCTCCCGAAGGGGCAACGAGAAACGACATCAATACTTACTTCTCGACTTTTAGTGGATCAATTCCGGGCTTCCTTATTGATGGAACCCCCATTCTATTTTCAGAATATAAAGAAGAAGCCTTTGGTAATATAACTGCAATTGATTCCAGCAATAACAAAATATTTGTCAACAGGAATAGTCTCTCGACATTTGTCACTGGGCAACCTGTCATCGGTCCAGCCACAACACCAGCTACTGGAACGATTGGCTCCATTGACGTGGCAGCTAAAACAATGACGCTGTCAGCCAGCGATGAAGCCTATCCCAAGCGCTGGATTGTCAATCAAGGCAAGTTCGTCATAGGTGAAGAAACACCTTCAATGGATGCAGCACCAGATGCTGACGGTCTCACCATTCAAAGTTCTGCTTTTGCTTCTACACCTGATGGTTCGTTAGGTCACACAACCAGTGACTGGCAGGTCACGCTAAAAGACGACATTGCTTATACCAACGTCATTGATTCCGCAACTGATAGTACTGACCTCACCACTTGGGAACCAACAGGTCTTGCAGAAGATACAGCCTATCGTTGTCGCGTCAGGCATAGCAGCAATGCCATCAAGAGTGAATGGTCTGAAGACAGCACGTTTAAGACCGCTGTAGACTTAGGTCCAGAAGTTTCAGCACATCCTGGCGCTTTAAACATTTACAATGTTCAATCTGCTTCAACAAAATTCACCTCACCTGTCAAATTCGTAAACTGGGCTTGCGGTACCTTCTTGGTTGGTGTAGGCGAAGATGGGCAGATTTATAAAGGTCCAGCCCCCGCTGATACTTCAGGCTCCTTCGCCCTCAGTAGCATCAATTTGCCTGCAGGCGAATTAGCTTTAGATGTTTACGTTAGCTATCAAGCTGATCCAGAAAGCACAGCCGGAACCACTGTAGTCTTGTGCAAATCTGGGAAGGCTTATATTCATGGGAATGCCACTCCTGTAGCAACAGATGTTAAAAGGATTATCAAGCTTGGCGGTGTGACCAGAATTTGCATTCTTGAGAAGAATGATGGGACTTATTTGGGAGTGAATACTCACGCCAGTAGTACTTACAACGTAGGCACTGACGCAATTGCGCCAAACACCGTCGCTGTGGTGACGATCACAATGCCAGCGGATGATAATGTCATTATTTCACTCTCAGGCTTGTACGGCTCTTATGACGCCGCTTCATCAATTATTTGCACAGAAAAGGGTAACCTTTACCTTATAGCTAAAGACGGTACAAACTTGAGTGAAGTAGGTTTACCGGTTGGAGTAAAATCTAATGCAGCGCCTTACCTAATTACGGAAGCGGGCTGGTCTGCTCTGCAGGGCAATGCAAGTGCTGCTGGTTCGTTTAGTAACTGTTTTGCTACGTCTGGCGGCATGTGGATCAGGACAAACACAGATGAGTTGTACGCTGTATCTTTTGCTCTCTTGAATGGCTGGGACGGCATCGCAACTTCGGCAGGACCAGTTAAGGTGCTGGACAACGCATTATCTGGCGCAATAAGCATTTACGGAGCAGATCACTGGTTTGCAATTGGTAAAGACGGGTTTGCATACGATGCCACTAAGTCAAGAACATTGACAAAGAACACAGTGGCTGGCGCAATTTTTGGTCCTCAAGGCACTGGGCATGCGTCATTCAATGGCTCTAACAGTAATGTTTACTGCATCATCGACAACTGAGGCAATCCAATGTTTTATTCCGAATCCCTTTCTTCACCCATCAACTCCTACAACGTCAAGCGTCTGTATGGAGTTAACCCTGACAACGACCCAGCACGTGCTGCCCTCATTGGTATCTACCCTCTAACGGAAGTGCCTGAAGGTTATGCCGTCAGTCATTACAGAAAAGAAGACAACAACACATACACTGCTGTTCCGCATTGCGTGACCATTGAAGAGCAGCAAATGGTTGCCATTATTCGCAAGATGCAATCAACTCTCTCTAGCCTCCGTGTTCGCTTCGGTCTGCCTGCGACACAAGAAATTCCTCAAGCAATTGACGGGTATTATCCGCTTTACACCTCAGAAGCGGAGTCTAATTACGTTTCAGACAACGGTGAATCTCACGAGCATGTGATTGATGGCGTCACTTATTATATGCCAGACACCGGCGTCGAGTTGTTTCACGGCACATACAATAACGGCAGCGGCGGTTACTAAGTCGTCGCCAAGTGAATTTCGGCTTCTCGCCTGCGGACTAACCCAGGCAAGGGTCCGTTTGCTCCATTGACCCACTTAGGAAACTCTTCTCTAAAACACCGTTGCTTGTCATCACCACGGTTAATACGAGCACGGAATGTACTATCCTGCAGTGCTCCTATACCGCAATTAAATGCAAAGCTAACAATAGCATCGAACTCTTGCTGCTTTAATTCTCTAGTAATCAGCTCACTAACAGCTGCTTCAAAACGCTTAAGATCCTTACGCAGCAAAGCTTCAGCCTCTGCTTCAGTTATCGTCATACCGTCATAGACATCTGAACCAGTATGACCATAGCCAACTGTCATCACACCACTAGCGCAGTAATAGTTTTCAAGCCGTAGTCCTTCAAATGATTTGATAAGGTTGATACCTTCCTGTGATGTAACAGTAGGTTCAACCTTTACGACTTTGGGAGGCGAATGTCCATCATCCATCCGCTACCTTCACCTTCGACAATCCACCTTGGATTGAAGTTCTTAAAGCTATACAGCTGACGTTCACCTTTGGTGTGATTAACGTAGCCGCCACCAACTAACGCAGCTTCACCATTAGGGTCATTTACGACCCAAGCACTTTCGGTGTAACCAATAACCACGCTGTAGTGCCCACCACCAGAAGGAACAGAGATATTGCCTTGATGCAACCACCCACAAGGGACAGGGCGACCCGCATCGATTGCACTTTTGAGGTCTTGTGTCGTTGCATTGGTAATAAAGTTAGCTTCTAAGCCTAAAGAACGTAATGCTCTAACTTGTGCTTGTGCATCAGTTGAATCACCGTATCGCTGACGTACAGCATTATATTCATCATCATTTTTAATTTTACCGTAGTACATTGCAACCATTGCGCAACTAGAACTAAAGCATTCACGATAGCCAGTACCACTTGCATTATCGTTTTGACTTTGATATGGCACATTCAAAGGGTTATCAGCTTCAGGTAAAGCAAGTTGATTGCGATAGGTTCTTACCCACAGTGAATCCTGCTGTTTCAGTTCAAATGGCAACAAATCATATAAGTCTTCAACAGCAGTTACTTGATGTTTTTCATTAGAGTAATATTTGAAAAAATTAGTAAAGTCATTCTTGCTAATCAACGGCATACTTACACTGCAACTAAAGACATTCTAGCCAGTAGAATAGAACTATATGTCTCAAATACTATGACGACAAAAGAGCGAGAAGAATTCTGGTCTAGCGTTGAATCAGGTGATAATCCCCTGCTCTCAGCTATGTCGTCGCTCGTCGAAAAGTGGGGCTTACCTGCAATTATTATGGCACTTGGTGATATCGCAGTTGTACTTTCAGAAGATGCAATTGATGCAGATCATATTACGCCAAATCAACGTGGGCTCATTATGAGTGCTTGTGCACAAGTCTCAAACCTCAGTGACCTGATGCACAGTGAAATGGAATATCTTAGGGCTAATAAATAGACAACAAGCACGCACAGTAGGATATACTTTGAGCTAGAATATATCTAGTTGAAAAAATATAGTGAAGAAAAATCCTATTCCCAAAGAAGTCAAAGAACTGTTTGAATACAACCCAGAGACAGGTGAACTTACTTGGAAAAAACATCCAAGGCTTAAAGGTAAGCCTGCGGGAACTACTCGTAAAGACCGTGGTGGTCTAATACTACAGTTCAAAATAAATGGTAACCACTACAGGTCTCAAGGAGCTCGCATTATCTGGTACTTACAAACAGGTGAAGACCCTGGCGACAAATGTATAGACCATATCAACGGCAATAGAAATGATAATCGTTTTAAAAACCTGCGATTAGCCACACATCGTGAAAACTGTTGGAACCGTCGCGGCACCAGAGGTTATTGGCGCAATAGAAATGCTTGGCGGGTAGACATTCGTTATGACGGACGCACTTTAGTCTGCGGTAATTTTCAAACTGAAGAAGAGGCAGCAGCTTTCTATAAAGAAAAAGTATTAGAATTTAGAAAGGAATTTGTGCCTCTTAAAACAAACAAGTGAAATGTCTTATCAGTTAGTCGATGGTCTTTATCAAGTTCCTCTAATCGACTTTGGAAAGCACCTACAATCACGTGGGTGGAATGTTGGTGAGCACTCTGCTTTTGGTGGTAACAGCGGTGGTCATGCAGACAACAGCTATCACAATTACGATGAAGCTATTGATATTACTTGGAAGAATAATCAATACGGAGACTTTGACCCTAGCGGTAAAATTGGTTGGGCAGACTGGACAGACCAGTTAGGCAGTCGTCTTAAAGGTGCTGGACCAGAAGTCTTTCACCGTAGTAATGATCCTAATCACGGTACTCACGTTCACTTTGCAGCAAAAGGTGGAGTACTTACGCTAACTCCAGGTCAAATGAAAGACTTTGGATTGATTACAGATGGTGAGCCAATCGCTCCAGCTGGTGGCAGCACTAAAACTAATGATAATCGTTCTCAAGCTAAAGATAAAGCCAAAGCTTATTCGTCAATGAGTAAGTCAGAAATGAACGCTGCTTATGATGCTATGCGCAGTCAACCCAATGCAGCAAAAGAAGGGATGAAGATGCATAAAGCGTTTTTCAATAAACCTTAGTTGTTAAAATAGTTGGAGGTATTTAATATTTGTTATGGCTGATAGGGCACAAGCTAAGTCAAAGGCACAGTCCTACGGCAAAAGTAAAAAGAAAGGAGCTATGGATGGAATGACCGTGAAAGGCGGTCATAAGTTATCTGTAAAAGAAGGTGCCGGTTTAACTCAAAAAGGACGCGATTCTATTAATCGCCGTACAGGTTCAAACCTCAAAGCACCTGCACCTAACGCAAAGCCTGGTACCAAAGACGGTAACCGTCGTAAGTCCTTCTGTGCACGCTCACGTGGATGGACTGGTGAACGTGGTAAAGCCGCTCGTCGTCGTTGGAATTGCTGATGTCTAACAAGAAAAAAGCTCAAGAATTTTTTGAGATGAAAAAAGAAAAAGCCAAAGAAAAATGTGGCTGTAAACACTCTAAAGGTACTAAGTGATGCGTTTCGCTGGAGATAAGCTAACGAGGTTAAGCAGTCCTTTACCTCCGTCCCCTCTTCATAGTCGATTTGGTGAAAACCTGATGTCGCCATATGAAGGAGTAGGAAATAACGGCGTGATGCAGCTAGCAGATGCACAGTTTACTGCTGATGTGATTGATGCAGCAGCTAAAGGTGGCGTTAGTGGTTCTGGTGCAAGAGCAATGCCACGTTCTGGTGTAGGTGGCGGCGGTGCAGCTATTGGCAGTGAACAGTTAGAGGACATATATTTAAACAACGATGATTCAGACTTTGGTACATACGACCCAGCTGAACGTTCATTCTTCCCTGGTGTTTGATTATGTCTGACGGTATCGCTAAAAAGAAATCGCCTGAGAAATGGGCGCAAGCTAAAGCTAGAGCTAAAGCCAAGATGGGTGGTAAGCACAGCGCTCGTGCTATGCAACTAGCCACCAAGTACTACAAAGATAGTGGTGGCACTTACGAAGGTAAGAAGCCTGACGCTAAGTCCAACAAAATGAAGAAGTGGACTAAAGAACGCTGGACAACAAAATCTGGTAAGAACTCTACAGAAGGACCTAATGCGACTGGCGAGCGCTATTTACCTAAAAAGAAAATAGACGCTATGAGTGATGCTGACTACAAGCGCACTAGCGACAAGAAGCGCCGCGACACTGCAAAAGGTAAGCAGTGGAGTAAGCAGCCAGATTAGAAATACTTATTAGTCAGCACGATATGAGGTGCTAAGGTACAGCTGGCAACGTCTTAACCGAGGGTTCGAATCCCACCCTCTCCGTTAAACACACTAAAGCCCACACATCGTGGGCTTTTTCAATAGGTTATCGATAGGCGTTGCTTATACCTACCGATGGCTCAAATGAAAGTGCACGAACTAGCGACCAAGCTAGAGAAGCTTTACAAACCCACAGCCAGTACCTACAGCTATTGGCAAAAGTCAATCAAACCAATTGCACACCTCAGCCTCCAAGACATATCTGATGAGGTGGTGCTTGATTACAGGGTCAATGGTCTTGAGACACTGTCGGAGGGCACACTTAAAACACGCATCGGTTATCTCAAAGGTCTGTGGAACAAGGCACGTAAGTGGAAGCTAATCAAAGGTGAGAACCCTTGGCAGTACGCGGATGATGGCCTTTCTCATAGGCGTAGAGACCCCGAGCTCTACCCTTGGGAGCACTACGCTTACTACCACGATGACCCTTACTTCGTATGCCTGTGGTACACAGGATGCCGCATCGGTGAAATTGCAGGAATCTACAAAGAGAACGTCGTATTAGATGCGCCCATCCCTTATTTCAATTTTGTACATCAAGATAATAGGCGCCTTAAAAATGATGAGTCTGTAAGAAAGGTACCCATACACCCTGCTTGTAGGCCGTATGTGAGTGACCTTTATCTATCTAAAGCAAGGTCACCTGGTCGTAGCTGGAGTGAGACCTTTCGTCAGAACATGGGACTACCACCTGGGGATGCAGCCCATAGTCTCAGACATAGTTTTACAAGCAGGATGAACGAAGCAGGCATTATTGAGAGAGTTCAAGATGCCATACTTGGGCACGCGTCACCTTCTATAACAAGCCGCTACGGTAGGGTAACTTTATCGATGATGGACAAAGAGATACAAAAGCTACAGTAACTACCGTAGTTTCTATATACCTATTATTTAAATCCTGTAGCTATCTATAGATGAATTATTTTAGAAAGGGTTAGAAAAGAACGTAGTTAGCGTAGCAACGTAGTGTGTAGAATAGATAAAGAATTACCATTTATACTATGGCCATCCTAGAATCCGCTGCTTTTTGGATTATTGTTGCCGCTGCATCTGAGTTGATTGCACTGAGCCCCATGAAAGATAACAGCATTATTCAACTGGTGCTGCACACTCTGCAATCACTAAAAGGAAAAAAGAGCTGAACATACCCAGCGATGGTCACTGGCTGTTTAGGTTTAATACCAGCAGTCAGTACAGCAAAGTTCAAAGATACATCAAACGCAAAAAGTTTTATGCAACCTTACCGCATAAGCTAGACAATGCTATTGATGATTACAAAAAAGAAACTGGGTACACTCAACCATCTACAACATCAACATTTAAAGAAACTGGTACGTTTGGTCAAGACGGCTGGAGCATTCAACGCAAATTAAAACAAGACAAACACGATGCTTGAAGCAATTATTCCATCAGTCATCGCCATTCTGAGTGGTGCTGCTGTATTAACAAATAGAATTTACGCAAGGATTACTGAACTCGATAAGCGTATTGATACGGTTGAACTATCAATGGCACAAGCTTATGTGTCTAAAGGTGACTTCAAGATTGTGCTTGACCGGGTAGAAAGTCATATGATTCGTATTGAAGACAAGCTTGATGCACTTGTTGCCAAAGGCAGTAGTCAATACTAAAGAGAATACATACAACATAAAGAGACGCAAGTTAGTTAACCTTAAGCTAAGTTGCTAACTAACAACTTTTATGGGTATTGCTGAAGACTGGTCAGACCTTATGTTTGACCTCACCTGTCTCTCTAAGCAGGTCGCTAAACGCAAGTTCCGAAAGTCAATTAAATACGGCTGGGGTGGACTTTGTGCTTATTGCCGTTGTAATCGAGCGACAACACTCGATCATTTAAAACCAAAAAGTCGAGGGGGGAATAGCCTGAGAAGTAACCTTATCCCTGCCTGTCATGACTGCAATCACGCTAAAGGTTCACAACATTGGTTAGTATGGTTCCAAGAGCAGACGTTTTATAACGAAACTGCAAAAGAACTAATTGAAGAATGGATTTCCAACAAACGTTTTATAGAGGAAGAATTAGATGAATCAGTTAACTCTAGAGCAGCGCTTCGCTCTGAGTCGAGCACGCTACGAGGTCTCGCGGATGAGCCGCCCAGCTTTGGAGAAGACTGCTTTGCGCCTGCTTAAAACAAGGATGGAGCAAAAGAATGGTGTACAGCAGACGCTTTTAGACAACGGCATTATGTTTAAGATTGACGACCGCCAAGGTGGTCTGCCAGAGATTATCTCGGAAGAAACATTCATCGATTTACTTGAGATGAATATGGAAGAAGATGAAATCTCAACAGACATTATGGATGAAGGATGGGAAGACGATGACCTTTCAGATGATGGTCTTATGATTGGCTGAAGTTAGCTAGACTAATTTTAGTTAACTCAAACCATATGTACTACGTCCTCAGTGGTGTATTGGCATTGCTACTCAGCGCCAAGTACACAAAATATATGAACGATAAGCACCAAGAAGAATACAAAGAGCTGCTTGCCAAAGTAGAGCTAGTAGAAAAACGCAATAACGATATCGACAAAGAGATGCTGCAGAAGGTAATGACAACCGTCCTTCCTATTGCTAAAGCAGTCAACAAGCTCAACAATGAAGTAGGTATTCGATGAGGATAGACCTTCGTAAATTCTTTGAAGCATACGAAGGTAGTCCACATCAACTAGCAGCAATCAATCAGTTAGCAGATGAGATGCCTGATGAGCTGCTAGATAAACAATGTGATTGGGTTATATGCTTTGAAGTTGATGGTGAAGTAGACCCAACCCCTGCTTATAGAGCCAAAGGTTACAATATAAACGTACCGTGGTGAGCCGTAGTGAAGTCTACAAATCTACGAAATAAGCCAATTGATAGACGTCGTTTATCAAAGCAGGACAGAGAGCAGTATCAACCGAAGAATCGGATGACAGCTGTAGCAAAAGCTCGTGCTCGTAAAGGTCAGCTTGCTTGGAAAGAGAATACTAAGCAAGGTAGGCAGGAGCATAACCCTGGTACTGGCGGCTTTGTACAGGGCATTTCACTGCAACAAGCACGCTTACGTGAAGAAGGTGCAAAGGTTAAGAGAGCAGAAGCGTTACGACCACAGTCCCTTTAATTACAAAAAAGATAAAAAAAAACCTCCTGTTAAGGAGGCTATGAAAGTTATTTTATGTAAGTGTGACCTCGATAAACGAAGGTGCCGTGTGCAGTTTCACACGGACGATTAGGTACATAGTGAACACCACGATAAGCAGTGTCGTGAAGCTTTGCGCGTTCGAACTCTTTACGAGCACGAATCATTTCTTGGCGAGCCTTTTCAAGACCCATTACTTGAACAGTAGTCATTTGGAAACCTCCTAGTGTTAGAAAACTTCCCGTTCCTTCAGCCCTGTCTGGCTTACTTGCGTCCCGAAGGATGAACGTACTTACTATTAATGTAGCTATTTATACAAGTTCACGGCGAACTTTTTGTAGGTCTTTACTTTCTATTCTTATAAACAGTGGTCTCACTTCGTAAACGATTGAGCTCTTCAGTACCTTCCATTCTTATATTCAAAGGTCTCATTTCGTAAACGATTGAGCTCTTCAGTCCTTTTAGTCGCTTCTTGCATAAAAGATTTTTGATCGGGAGTGAATTTATTAAAGTCTTCAGGCAGCTGTTGGAATCGTGTTTGATCTTGTTTGTGCAACCCTTCAAGCTCAGTGATACGCTGATCTCGTTGCCCTTGCTGGAAAGCACCAATACTATTATGGATTGCCGCAGCGCTAGATCTGAATAAGCCACTTGGATCTAAACCATCCCACATTGTGTACTGACCTTCTTGTCGTTCCTTGTTACCATATCTAGACCCCTGCGTATTAATACTAGAAACTGTTTCACTAGCATTATTTTTGTGGTCACTAAAAACAGTTGGAGAATATTGAACCCGGTAGCGTTCTGCTACATCTTCTTCTTTAGCATCAGCAAATTGTCTAGCTACACCAGCAGCAATATTAGTAGGTTGAATAAGTCCAGAGTTAAGGCCTTGAATTTTACCAATTTCAGTTAAAGCACGGCCAAGGACACCGACACTTTGTGTAAACCGTTCACCACCTTGACGTTGGCTTTTATCTAAATGACCCAGCTCATGCATTAAAGTACCAAGATTTTGGTTATTTACGAAAGTTTTATTGTTGTAAGGATTTGCATAAGCACGGTTACCATAAGTAATTGGATCAACTTGTTCTGCAACTTTAGCGAGTATATTTCGATCGTTACGCTGAACAATAGAAGCTCCAGTATTTGACTGCTGAAGCAGAGTTTTTGCAGCAGGAGTTACGTTGCCATTAGTATCAAATACAGGATCAGTAGATTTACCAACGATACCTCTGTAGTTTGGAGCCTGTGGCCTACCAAAGACTTGGTCAATTTTTTCTCCAGCCCAACGCTGCACCCTTGCAACAGGGTTCATATTGGCTGAGGCGGCTGCGTTGTAATCGTTATACAGCTTGCCGTCATCAGCCTTGTAATAGTTCCTTTGCTTACCAGTCTTAGGATCAATTCTAGTTACGTTAGCGCCCACAGTATTATTTCAATACAGTATTTCTATTCTAACTAGTGTGTCTCTTGCCAACTTGAACCGATGTCTGATGCAGCAGTGATAGGTACTTTGAACTTGTAGTACTCACCAGCCATAGGCGCTGCTCTGACAATAAGCTCAGCAACACGTTCAGCTTCACTAGGTACAACAGAGAACTGCTGTTCATCGTGCACGTAAGCGCAACGTGTGTAGTCAACGTTGTAAGTCAGACCAGCATCATCTAGTAGCTGCTGTCCGATGACACACCACCGCTTACTAAGGATGGCACCAGCTGACTGAAGTAAGTAGTTAAGTGCTGCATGTTCAGCAGTACAGAATATAGGGCGACCATCAAGTCCCCTAAGGCGACCGTTAGCTCTGACTTTAGTTTTGACTGCATCAATGAGTGGCTCCAAACCTGGGATAGCATCAAGGAATTTGCGGCGTAACTCTTGACCCAGCTGTTTCTTTGCTGCATCAGATAGCTCAGGCTTGAGGCTATGGCCAAGCTTCTGGTCACCAGCGCCGTAGATAAACGCATAGGTCAGTGTCTTAACTTCCTTACGTGTGCAGCCAACACGGTCAGCATTTTGCTGGTGGATGTCACCGTTCAGTACAACGTGAGCAAAGGCACCTTCATCAAAGCGTGCAAGGTAATGCCCGAGTGCTCTGAGCTCTAAGCCCTCAAGGTCAGCACCTACCATCAGATGGCCAGCGTGCGGAACAAACAGCTCACGTGCCCACGGTGCGCTTACAACTTGACCGAGGTTTGGACCACGGTGTGCATTACGCCCAGTCTGTGTAGCAAGAGTGCAGCTGTGATGGATGCAGCCGTCTTGCTCAATCGTATTGAACCAAGAGTTTGTACCCTCAGACAGTTGACCCATCCACTTCTGTAGTGTCAGCAAACGGATGAACCACTCGCACTGGTCGTGCAGCTCTTGGTTGCCCTGTGACAAAGCAGAGTCACGGACTTCAGAGATAGTAGCTTCATCAACTTTAGGCTTACCAGTGTCAGTCACCTTGGTAAACCGAGCACCTTGAAAGGTTTGCAGCGCCCAAGCAATGTGCTGCCTGCTTGTTGGATTGAAATCCAGCAGCTTAGTCATTGGAGCACCAGCAACGTAGCCGTTCTTACTGTTAGTGCGTTTTGGCGTGAAGACCTTGCCAGGGTAGTAGCGATAGACTGCAAGAATTTTTTTAGTGATATTTTCAGCCTCACGTGAGAGTTCTTCTCGTACACGCTCAGCTGCATCAAGGTCAAACTTAAAGCCGCTTGCTTCTTGCTGTGCCATAAGCTCAGCCATTCGCATCTCAAGTTTGACGTAATCAGGAATCTGCATTGGACTTCTCAATAATTTCGTAATCAGGGTATTCAGTTTTTACTTTATTCCTGACCCAAGCGTTAAATTTAGGTGGATTAAATTGTTTACTAATAGTGACAGTTTTCTTTTTATGGTTAACTTTAATCGATCTCTTCATTCCTCATCCTCACTTGTAACTTTGACAAAACCGAAGCGTTCATCCGCTTCTTTCTTTAGTGCATCAGCACGTTCTTTATGAGCAAGCTTAGCGACACTCTCCATAATCTTGAGGCAATCTTCAGTCGATGCTTCAGGAACACGTTCTTTGACAACATTAAACAGCTCAACAAATTTATCAGCTGCAGTACTCATCTCTTCTTTAGTAAGAGGGTCGTGTTTGTTAGGCATAATAAATAAAAAACATTTGAATAATAAGCACGCTGACTAGGCAGCTTTTCTTTTAGCCCAAGATTTTTTCAGAGCTTCAGACATACGACGGCATTGATCTGCCGAACGTTTCTTGCCCTTTCGTGAAGCACTCATCTTGGCGCAAGTTTCAGGCGGCAGTTTGCGTCCCTTAAGTTTGCGACTGATTTGCTTCTTTTGTTTAGCGGAGCAAGGCCGGCCACGATTAGCGTCGCCAATCTTACGCTTAACTTCTTCAGGCATCACGTACCCAGGAGTACCTGGGCCACCTAGACATACATTATCTAGTTGCCCCCCGTCTTGATTGCGACCGAAGAAAGCGATTAGTTCTATTTCACACTCAAAGCTTTCCCACTCGGTAGCAAAATAAAACATTTGTATTAGTTCGGGCTTCGGGAGCGGCTTGCTGCGGTTGAACTTATGTTTAACTCTGCGACCCACGCCTTTGCCTACATAATAGGCGTTACCATTTTCGTCCAAATACAAGTAGCAGTAGTAGTTCATATCAACTCTCCTATCAAGTAAAGTCTAGCTAAAAGATAGTAAAACTGCGCCCTGCTTGTTACCAAGTGTCGTTCATCCTGCGCTGTAGCAGTTGAAATAACTTGTAAGTAACAAGAGTATCTTGTATGCAATATGAGAGCATTTCCATCGAGTATTTATCCCAGCCACCATCGTGACCGCTGAAGGAACCTTTAAAGCACTTAAGGCGGTAACCCCACGCTTCTAAGCTATGACGTCCATACAGACGCTGTGGCATACCTTGAGGGCGACGTTCATAGTCACGGTCAGTGATATGTGGATAGTACAGACGGCTGAGTACAAGAGTGTCAAGTATCTCACCGTCAAACTGAAAGTCAGGGAACTGCTCTTTAAGCAGCGGGATGTCATAGTTGATGATGTTATGACCAACAAGTAGCTTAGATTTCTCTAGCTGCTTGACACCTTGAATGACAGCACGCTCAGGCTTGTGGTCAAACACAAGCGGCTCATCAGGTGCGTTGAGGTCACGCATCACAATACAGTGAATTGTTGAGCCACACCGAAGCAAGCCGGTGCTCTCAATGTCAAACAATAAACTAGTCATCAGCATCAATATCAGATTTATCTTTAGGGTCAAACTCATCGACCTCGTGTGGGTTCTCAACAAACCGTGGGTCAACATCCGTAAACATCGGTGTAATCTCAATCGATAGTTCTCTTGCTAGTCGTGCAGCACGGCGGAACTCATCTTTGTAATAAGGCTCCCACTCGTGTGCAGCAATCAAGAACTTACGGATACCCATCAAGTGAGCTTGAAAGACTGAAGCAGCGAAGGGGTATCGAGTGGAGTAGATGACAGCTCCGGTGGTGGGAGTGCCACGTTTTGCACAAGTAGCAATCGCATAGGTAATACAATCAATTTCAACTTTTGAAGAGCAAAGTACAGAGCGACCGTCGCCAATAATCTCACGGTCACGGACAAGTACACAGCCACCAGGAACAGTGGGGTGCGTTGAGCCACGGGCGATTGCCTCAGCAATAGACATAAAATATTTCTCTTTATTCTTGATAAAACAAGGGTCACCTTTTGGTGCTGGCATATCTCTCATAACAATCTATTCTTTCCTATATTAGGTAGTGAAACACGAGAGTGCGATACATGGATTACGACAAGTTTATGGAAGAATGGGAAAAGATGGATCCTGCAGATCGACCTTTGTACGCGATTGATTTTAGTAATCAACCGGCTAATAAAAAATTTCAGCTTGAGAACAAGCACGCAAAGAATGACAGGTGGCTAAACCTTGCATCACCAGTAAGAGAAGACCGTGTCAATTCACCATCGCATTACACAGCTGGCTCACAAGAAGCCATCGTGACGATAGAAGAGGCAATTGAACATGCACCGTCAGTGTCGTATGGAATGCTGCAGGCACAGGTGCTGAAATATCTGCTGCGTGTGTGGCACAAAGACAACCCACTTGAAGACTTGAAAAAAGCACAATGGTATCTCACTAGGCTTATTGCAAAAATGGATGGAAACAAATGAGTATTTTCTGTGCAATCCTTTCTACTTGGACAATTGTTGGGGCAGTCGAAGTCAAACCTAACTGGATACACGTTGACTATTTAGACCAGAACAATCAAGCTAGTTACATCGTCATTCCCAAGGAA